AAGAACTTTAAATTGATATTATGCTTACAAGTGAAGAACAAGTTCAGAATATAGATAAGATTTATGTTCTGAAAGAATGCTGGGGAGGTTTTTGTGGTATGGGTAGTAATCAACGTATTATTCATAATCGTTGGATGGTTCCTATTACTTGGGTTGCTGAACAATGTTCTATGAGTGCTGTTCAAGTTCTTGAAGAACATCTGTTTGCTAGTGGTTTAAATGTTGATAGCGTTGGTAAGATGGAGTTCCTTAAAGCTAGAGCTAATCTTAAAGGATATGATCTTACTGCTGTTGTTTGTTCAACTCTGAAATACGAAGACGGAACTTCTGTTTATGCCGATACTACCGAAGAAGACAGAAAATAGATTGCCAATTTCTACAGATGTTTTGATTAATAATATTGCTTTGACCATTATTCGATGTACGTTTCAAGAATATAAGATGAAGTATAATATAAATTCTGATGAATTTGATGATCTTGATAAAGGTTATGAATGTGTTTATAGTCCTTATCATATTATATTTATACCTGATATTATGGCTATTGATATGTTTGATTTGTGAGGTGCAGATGCTCCGCTCCTTACCACTCCTTCATCCCTACTGGGGTTTGCAAAGTTTTACTAAATGTTATTGATATGGCATTAACTGATGAAGAATATAAAGCGTTAGGTGAAGATGAATATATGATCGATGATCTTCTTGTTGAAGCTTCTCCTATTTCGTTTGGTGCTTATTGTGAAAAGTATTCGTTTGATTCTACCGAATATGATTGTGATATAAAAGGATATGATGTTAAGATTTTTAAAGATGCTGAATCTTTTCATACTATCTTTATGCAACGTAGTCTATTTGAACGAATTGCTGCTAAAAGTAATTACTGATGCAAACGAGATTTTCTAATATGTTTGAAGATACGTCTGATGAATTACGTGAAGATGATTATTGTGATAAGTGTGATCTATGTGTGCGGAACTCTCTAATCCCCAGTAGGGGACAAGGACTGGAAGGGAGCGGAACTATCCTACATTTAGTTGCTGCTCCTAGTCCTGCCGATAGAAAGACTAAATATGTACTTAGTGGTAACACGGGTAAATTCATTAGACGTATTCTTGAAGATAAGAAATTACTTGCTTTATCGTATATTACTTCTGTTGTTAAATGTGGTACATTTCAGACTATTAATGCGAAAGCTATTGCTGAATGTTTTCCTAGACTTCAAAGAGAGATTGCTAGAGTTGAACCTAGTATGTTCATAACTTATGGTAAAGATCCGTATTTTATTATTAGTGGAGGTAAAGCTTTTCCTAAAGGTGGAGAAGGTATTGATATACTTCCTAATGGTAAAATACATATTTATACTATGAGTCTTGAATATATGCGTAAGAATAATGACTATAGTTATCTTGATAGAGCATATGATACTGCTGTTATTGCTTATCGTAAATTTGTTAATCAATGGGTTATTTTAAAATAAATGACTACTAATAAATCACCTACTACTAGTTGGATATACGATATTGAATGTTATCCAAATATGTTTGAGGTTGCCTTTATTCCTTATGGTATTCCTCAAGACGTTATTGATTTATATATTGCTGCTGATATAGCTAAGAATAAAGAAGATAAACGTCTTATTCTTGAAGCTATAGGTGCTAAGACTTTTATTATTTACAGAGCTTATCATGAAGATAAATTTGAACGTCAGAATATGACGCCTGCTTCATGGGATGATTCTAATAATATTAGTAGTGGTATTGAAGGTCTTTATATGTTTTTTAAATCTCATAAAATTATCATTGGTTATAATAGTTTTAACTATGATATGACTATGCTTGATATATTTATTCATTATGCTCCTACATTTGATTGGAAGACCGGTCTTCGTGAAGATACTTATGGTAGGAAGCAACATATAACTGAATTTCTATTCGAGCATTCTCAGAAAGCTGTTGATAAGGATATGGGTGGTAAAACGTATCGTAGACTTCTTGATTTTTATAAAGGTCGTAGATATTTCCGTCCTTTTACCGATTTTGATATTCAAAAGATTCTATATCTTGATGCTACATTTGTTGCTCTTAAAGCTGTTATGATAGTTCTGAAATGGTATCGTATTCAAGATTTACCTATTCATTGGAGTTATCGTATCAAACGTGATGAGATAACACTTGTAACAGATTATAATATCAATGATGTTCTTGGTACTGATGCGCTTGTTAAGAATCAACAAAAAGAACTTGATCTTCGTGCTAAGTTAAGTGAAATGTATGGTATTGATTTACGTAATATGTCACGTAGTTCTATTGGTAAAAATCTTATGACTAAGTTCTATTCTGAATGGTCTGGTATGCCTTCTTATGAATTTGTTGATCTTCGAACTGAACGCAGTGCTGTGCCTATTGGTAAAGTTGTCAAAGATAGTATTCAATTTAAGACTCCTTTTTATAGGAAAATACTTGAAGCTATTCAAAGATATAGTATTTATATCGGTTTAGGTACGGCAAAACAAAGCGAATTAAAACGAGAAAGTGTTGCTAATGGTATTGTTGTTACTACTTGGCGAAAGAGCTTTCAATCTCTTGAGTTTTTATCTCATGATAAAGGTTATACTTTAGCCAAAGGAGGTCTTCATAGTAAAGATGATCCTAGAGTTATATGGGCTAATCCGGGTGAAGTTCTTGCTGATCCTGATGTCGCGAGTATGTATCCTAGTTTCATTGTTAATTATGGTGTTAGTCCTCATCATCTCTCATCTAAAGTTTTTCTAGGTATTGTTGAATGGCTTAGAACTACTCGACTTGATGCGAAACATAATGGTCGTAAATTAGAAGCCGATGCTTTGAAGATTGTTATTAATCGGATTTATGGGGCATTAAATGATGCTATGGATTATTTATATGATCCTGAATGTACTTATACTGTTACTATAAACCTGCAATTGTTGTTATGTAACTTAATTGAATCTTTTGAGCTTAATGGTTTTGATGTATTGTCGGCTAATACTGATGGTTTACTTATAAGACGTCCTAATGATAGACTTGATTTATTTAATCATATCTGTAAAGAATGGGAAGATTATAGTAAACTTAGTTTAGATACGGAAGTATTTGAAAAGTATTGTAGAAGTGCTGTTAATGATTATATTGCTGTTGGATATGGTTTCTATGATGCTTTACAAGAATATAATCGTTATGGTGTCTGGATTGATTCTAAAGGTAATACTTACACTACACGTCAAGCTATTGAAGATAAATTTATTAAGTTTAAAGGTTATTTTCTTCAAGACCCTGAATATAATAAAGGTTTTGTTTATCCTGTTGTTAAGAAAGCTCTTAAAGAATATTTCCTTTATGGTGTTGATATTACTGAATTTATTAGAAATTATATCAATACTTCTCGTACTGCCATTTATGATTACTGTTTTAGTCAGAAAGTTGCTGGTAAATATACTACAATTTATAAGACAGTTAGAGATGGTAAACCTGTTTATATTAAGTGTCAAAAGCATAATCGTTTTTATATTTGTAAAAGTGGTGGAGGTGCTATAACAAAAGCTATTGTTCCTGATTCTGATAATATAGCGTATGGTGATGATATTAGTGGAATAGTTGTTGAAGAAGAGAAGTCGCTTGTTGCTGATCAGAGAGTAGCTTTGTTTAATGATTACGAATATAAAGAAGATTATAATCTTAATTATGGTTTTTATATTAATGAAGCCTATAAGATTCTTTATGGTAATGGTAAAACAGGTAAAGGTGAACGTCGTGGTATTAACAATAATAGTAATAACTTGTTTGGTTGGTAAGATATGAAGAGAGATAGAGCTGTTATTTATAAAGATTTTTATACCAATAAATTTTCAGCTGTTAAAGCTGTTATTGTTGTGTATTTAGATGCTGCCTTTGAAGATTTCTTTACTCAATATCCTTTCAATAGTAAGAACTTTAAAGATTACGACCATGATAAGATGCTTAAACATATTGTTTTTGATCTTTGTCGTATCATGGGTGATGCTGGCTTTAGGTTATATGAATTATTAACTGATTATGTTGATGATGTATATAATCGTAATGAGATAGAACAATGCGCTAGAGCTGTTCTTAATAATATTAAACTTACAGATGTTAATTAAGATAGATGAAAGATTACGATATTTCTGAAAAATATAAGCGTATTTATCAGGGTATTCTTAAATGGAAACAAGCTGGTTATAAAGGCCTATTTCAATATACTGAACGTATTGATATTCCTCTTGTAATTAGTGAGGTTATTCAACATGTAGTTAATCAAGTTGAAGCTGATCCTTATGTTCACATTGTAGTTCCTGATATTAAAACGAAAGATTCTCTTCGTAAACGCATTGTTCATACAGGTGTAGTTATAGATTTACTTAAAGATTTTATTGATCGTATCACTAAAACTTGTAAAGGTAAAGATATGCTATATGCTGATACGTTTGTGATGCTTGATTGTACAAATGAAGCTTATCATAAAGATGATACTTATTTCAAGAAGTTGAAGAAAGTAGCTGCTGATAGATTTCTATTTGTTACTACGAAAAAGATTCCGGTTAATATGTTAAAAGCGTTTACTGCTTGTGGTATTCCGGTTGTTGATACTATAACTAAAGGTATGGCTTTGGAAGAAGGTTGGATTTCTCCTTATGTTATATATAATGTTGGTATTGAGTTTACAAGTGAAGAAAAAGAGTTATATAAACAGCTTACTGAACAAATCTCTTCTATGCTTTCTATATTTAAAGGTAAAGCTAAGATGGTAAATTATGAGTTTAGGAAGTTTACTCATCTACGTATGGATATGGTAGAAGATGATATGGCTCTTATTAAAGCTTGTCACATGGGTGTTAATTATGTAAATAATCTTACTGATAAAGTAGAGCATATACATAGTGAAACAGTACGTAACATGGTTGCTGAAGTTATGGGTTGGAAAGCTAATCTTGATCTTTCTAATGACTATAATAAGCAAGTAGAAATGTATTGGAATCCCGACAATATACTCACTCGTACTAAAGCATTTAGTGATGCTATTGAGAAACGTTTAGAATTATATAATAATAATCTTAATAAGAGAGAAGCTATTGCTACTGCTATTAAGAATATTAAAGGTAAAGGACTTGTTTTAAGTAAGACTCGTTCTATTACTAATTTTGTTGAGACTTTGGATTACTGTATGTGTTGGTATAAAGGTATGACTTCTAGGATTTGTTATGATTTCAATGGTCAGCCTTATACTTATACTACTGGTGCCAAGAAAGGTGAACCTAAAGTATTTGGTGATATTGGTATCCGAAAAGAATGTTTAAAACATCTTGAACATGGTGATGTTTCTGTTATTGCTACGGATGAAGTTGCTAATGTGGTTTTTGATGTTGAGGGTCTTACTACAATTATATGTACCTCTCCATATTGCAACCCATTTAAGACCATTTCCGACAAGAAAGAGGAACAACCATACATGAATAAGCCTACTATTATAATATGGCTTTATATGCAAGATTTCGCACTCAATTCGGACGATTACCGCACGTCAAAAGAGAAAGAAAAGCTTATTGATGCGCAGAGTAAATTTACTACTGATATTGTCTGGACTAACGGCATTAAAGATGTTAAATTTTAATTTTTGATGATTTAGTGCTTACTGTTGTTGCACACGTCAAAAATATTATCTACTTTTACCAATGAAAAATAAAGACAAAGAAAACGACAAAATGAGTGAAGAAGTTATTACAGATGATGCTACGAAAGACGGTGCTAACGCTGCTGCTAATAAAGGTGAAGTTATAAAAGCTAATAGTGGAGCTGTTGCACAAGCAAATAAAGATGTAATTACTCGTAATCTCGCTGTTCTTGGTGAATATAGAACTTTTGCTGAAAGTCTTATAAATACTGATCTTGGTGCGAGATTTAAAGAAAATGTAACTAAAGATGGAACTGTCACTGAAGTTATTAACATTGATAATATGGTTACTTGTTTATTAACTGGACAGGAATTAGGTCTTTCTCCTATGACTTCTCTAGCTTATGGTCGTAATCTTAATCTCGACGCTATTCAAAAGGTTGAACTTGGTAAAACTCTTGGTCTTTCTGTTACTGCTTCTTTAAAGAATATATTCTGTTTTGAAAGTGGTGGTACTAGACAAGTTTATACGGGAATTAATGTTGTTGAAGGTTGTCTTAATAAACATCATATTGATATTGAGATTGACGAAGACTTTGTTCCCGTATATGAATATTTTAATGTTCAGCTAAGTAAACCTATTATTGAATTTAAACCTGAACGTCACATTGATATTGATGAATATAATGATGATTATGTTCGTAAAATGATGGCGGAACAAGGTATGATTCCTGTTACTCGTATTGTTAAGACTTATCGTACAACTGTTACTCTTGTTCGTAAAGGTAAAAGAACTACAATTTCTTATACTCTTCAAGAAGCTATTGACGCTGGTCTTAAATCGGGTAAGAACTCAATTACCGGTACTGATGTTAAAGGTAAAGATAATTGGGATAAACACACTCGTTCTCTTATGAGAAAAATGGCGATTATGATCGCTGCTCGTATCTGCGCTAATGATATTCTTAACGGAATGTATTGTGATGTTGAACTTAAAGATGTTAAATCTATTAATGATGATTACGTTGATGTTCAATATGTAGAAGCAGATGATAACGCAAATTATTAAAGAATAAATACCGTTTGTGGTAGTGATATTGCAAACATCTATCTTACATAAACTATTAATAAAGTTAAAGTCATGGAAAAATTTAATTTTGATTTCTTGAAAGCTGGTATCAATGAAGGTCGTTTTGAAACTGTAGCTAAAGCTGCTAAAGTAAGTGATGAAATTCGTCCGGAGTTAGTGGTGAACATCTCTATCAACAAGATGTGTATTAACGGTCTTGCATCTAAGATGCTTAACATTGAAACGGGCGACTATATGAAAGCTATGGTCTTGACTGCTGATCAATGTGAGAACGATGTGAACAAGAAGTTCTTCATTATGGTTTCTAAAGTGAAAACTGACGATATGATGACTCTTGCTGCTGTCGGTAAAGTTAAAGGTGTTGGTCGTAAATTGTTCTGCTCTTACGCAGCTTGTTACTCTCAATTCTTACAGAACACGCCGGATGCGCAAGCTATTACCGCTGATAAGCTGGCTGAACTTGGCTATGCTTACGGAATTGATAAGAAAGATTCTGAGGGTAAACCTTACACGAAGTACACCGCTAACCGCGAGGTTCATTACGAATTGGTTGATACCGGTATCGACTATCCGAACTCTGACGGCTCTATGTTACGTATCTGGGCTTGCGTGAACGCACAGATTATCGACCGTCCTTACGATCCGTCTGTTGAAGCTGAAACTGCTGCTGACGATGCAGAAGATAAAAAAGCTAATGCACCGGAAACTGTAGCCGATATCGCAAATGCTGAAACTGCTGCTGATGCACCGGTAGATGCACTTGCTGCTCAAGAAACCGATGGTAACGGGGATGATATTTAATCTATATCCGTGACAACACATTGCTTAGCTAAGCAAATCTATCTTACAGAAAGAGGGACTATTAAGGTTCCTCTTTTTTTTACTCTTTAAATTACTTATAAAATGAGTGAAGTTAATAAAAGTCAAGCTGCTACCGGAGTTATTAATTTTGGTGAGGTTGTAGTTACCCAAGACAAGAAGTTTAAACCTCGTGAAGAGTTCAACAATTTGTGTCAGGCACATCTCGTATCTGTTGAGATCAAAGAAACCGAAACTCCTAAAGTAGATGAGAACGGTGTTGCATCCACCTATGAGTATGCCGGTATTCCTGTACCAACTATTGTTTTCCGTTATAAAGAAGAACCCGTTCCTGGTGATGAAGTTGATCGGTTTTATACTGATTCTTTCCGTATCGTCACTACTCGCAAAACTGACGGAACTGCTGTAGATGTTAAAACGTTTACCTCTTTGATTACGGAAGCGTACAGGAATTGTCGTCACCGTCTCGATGCTTATATCGATTGTCCTAACTTTGTTGAACCCGGCTTTCCTCAGCCTATTGATATGAACGCTGATATTAACGGTCGTATCGCTCAATGGAAAGCATTTTGTGAGTTTTTTGTTAAAGCATTCAATGTTGGAAAAGAGGGTAAGCCTGTATTCTTAGATGAAAAAGGTGAACCTATTGTTGTTTGGATGAAGCTTCTTGCTCATTATGGTGATCGTAAGTATCTTTGTACTCCAGGCTTTGTTGGTCAAGGTTATGTTGAACGTGTTATTAACGGCAAAAAACCTTCAATTGAGATTCTTCCAGGTGAGACTGTTGAACTCTCTAAAGATGCTGATAAAGACGAGAAACCTGCTGGTGCAGCCGCTGAAGCTGGCGTTGCTATGGATTACGGTTCCGGTCAAGGCGTTAATGCTGATGCAATTAATGCTTTAAAGAATCGTTATGCTGGTAACGGTGGTACTCCAGGTAAATATTAAGATGTAACTTAGACTTTTGAAGAGGGTAGAGCAATCTATCCTCTTTTTTTTGTGTCTATTGGTTTTGTGCATAGTGTTGCTAACGCTCCGCACGTGACCTCACCTTGTTCCCTACTGGGGATTGCAAATGCTACAAAAGATGTAAATATGTGGAGTACAAGTGATAAGGATTATATTTTGAATACACTTGATCAAGTACATATTTATTCTGTCTTTCTTAATGTTCCTGAAACAGAGATAAATAATTGTATTTGTTTACGCAATTATAAAATCTCTAATCCTCTTCGTTATGATCCTAATCCTTCAGTTAGTTTTAAATGGTATGGTAATAAGCTGATATTTCGTGATTTTGCTGATTATCGTTATCGTGGTGATGTATTTGAAATTGTTGGTCTAGTTCTTAAAAAGAATTGTACTAATAATAAAGACTTCGTTGAGATATGTTCTAATATTATTGAATATGCTTCCGATGTTCTTAATGATTCACCCTACGTTAATCGTGTATATCAAGCTCAAAATAAGATTATCAATAATGAATTTCGTGTTATTACAACTGTAAATCGTAAAATGACTTTTTATGATTATAGGTATTATAATCAATTTGGTGTTACTAATGATCTTGTAGATAAATACGTGAAAGCTGTTGAATCTTTTAAGATTGATGGTATTAGTAATCCATATTATTATACTCGTCATGATCCTTGTTATGAATATCAAGTTAATGATGGTTGTATTAAACTCTATTTTCCATTTAGAAATAAGCATACTGCTAATCGTTTCATTACTAATAATAAGTGTCCTCTTGAAAATCTTGAGACTTTAACTGATACTAATTATAAGTTGATTGTTAAATCTCAAAAGGATAAACTATTAATGTTACGAATACTGAGAGAATTAAGAATTAATAATGTTGGAGTTTATGTGATTGCAAGTGAAACTGCTAAACTTCCTGATGATATTGTTGATGTTTTACGAAAGACTACTAGAATTCAAGTTTATGTTATGCTTGACACTGATAATACTGGTCTTACTTCCGCTATCGAATATGAAAAGAATTATGGCTTTATTGCTTTGTTCATGACTAAAGGTTATAGTGCTAAAGATCCTACAGATTTAGTTCGTATTACAGATTACAACTTCGTTAAGAAAAAGTTTGCTAATATGTATTTAAATGAGATCGTAAATGGTAAAAAAGGAGGAGTTGTGCCCTGATGCGCAACGGCTATTATGTGAGGGTGTTCCTCTTAGAGCTTTAGGTGATGGTACTAGGTACTTCTTATATCCTATGAATAAGACTGATTATAACATAGTTATTGATGCTGTTAAACAGCTTCGTGAAACTATGAGTAAAATGTCTTATCAAAACGCTCAAATTAAACTAAATCAATTCGTTCATACTTGGGGTTTTAATCCTTTTAAAGAAGGTGCATTTATGGGCGAAACTAAGATTAAGTCTGATGAGGACTTTAAGATTGTTGAAACTCTCTTTGAAGTTATTCAAGGTAAACTTCACAATAAACAAGCATTAACCGGTAGTTATCAATGTTTTTGTCATAAGAACTTTAAAACTATTGCTTATGCTCCTCATAAGACTATTCGTGATTCTTGGAATTGTATGCTGATTGCATATAATAATCCTACGCATTGTATTGTTTTATCTCATAATGTTGATGAAGATGGCAACCGTATATGGGGATGATAACGTTACTACTCTTTACAAGCGTGATGCACTGGGACGTATCGTGTTTTGGAGGATTGAGACTGACGGAAGCCACGAGAAGGTGTCATACGGCTTGTTTGAGCGACTTTCAGACGTCGGACAGGTAATTGTATCAGCTTCAACAAAGACCTCTTATAAGAGCCAAATCAAGCGTAAAATCGATCGAGGATACAAGACGGCAGAAATGTATGGTGTTACTAGTGATATGTATGAGAGTGCTAATCAACTTCATGATCTACTAGATAACGTCATTCCTAAATTTGCTACTGATGCAAATAATGTTGATAAACCTATGAAGTGTCAAAAGTGGAAAACTGGCATTTTTGATTATTCTAATGGTGCTTTTGCTGATCCTAAGATTAATGGTGTTCGTTGTACTATTAAGTTAGATGAAGTTGATAATGGATTATTTGGTAAAACTAAAGAAGTTGTTATTAGAAGTAAAGAAGGTCTTCGTTATAATGTAAAACATATTGAAGATGCTTTTATGACTTACATTTATTGTACTCCCGATTATAGAAATATTACTTTTGATGGTGAGCTTTATATTAAAGGTCAAAAGAATACTACTATTGGTGGTGCTGCACGTAATCCTAAGAATCCTCTTCATAAATATCTTCAATTTGTGAATTTTGATCTTAGTATTCCTGATGTTTCTAATAGAGATCGTTATCATCTTCGTAGAGATATTTTGAATAAAGCTTGGTTAAATGCTACATCTTCAAATTCAGATGCTATTTATATTCAGTTTAAACCTGAAGAACATGATGATACTAAAAATGCTAAAATAGTTTCATTATGTTCTATTAATATTAAAGGTGATTCTGATGTTGAAGCTTATAGAGATCGTTGTATTGCAGCCGGTTATGAGGGTTGTGTTGTTCGCTCTAAGATTGCAGAATATAAATTCGGTTCTCGTCCACAAACTATGATGAAAGCTAAACAATGTGAAGAGACTGAATGTTTGTGTTTAGATATTCTCGTTGATCCTATAACTAAAATTGTTGATGGTCATGAGGTAGTTTATAATTATGCTAAGTTCAAATGTAAGAATGATTTAAATGCTGAAACATTTGAAGTTAAGCCTACAGCTATTTATAATGGCAATACCGATAATACTATGACAAGTGATTATATTCTTAGTCATAAGAATGAATTTATCGGTAAAATGCTTGCCATTAAGTTTTATGAACGTACAGATAAGAACATTCCGTTTAATGCTAATGCTTACGGAGTTCGTGATTATGAATCTAACGATTAATTACATATAATGGAAGATACAAATCCTTTTAAAGAAAAAGAGGAAATTAAACAAGACATTCCTGTTGATAGTTCTCCTTCTAAAGCTGAAGAAGAATTATCTGCACTTGTTATTACAACTGAGAAATATAAACCTATTGTAATAAATGGTGTTTCAATTCCGTCTGTTGTTAGAACAGATGCTCCTGATAAACCATATATAGTTACAGAGCCTCGAATTGTTGCTGATTTATCTAAGGATGAAGTTGATTGGCTTAATATCAATATTAATTTCATTCTTGATGCTACAGGTGAGTTTATTCCTGTTACTAGTGGTAATCAATTTGTATTCTATCAAACTCTTTTGAAAATTCAGTATTATATTTATGCTCATAATATTCCAATTGAGTTCTTTGATGGTAACAATGAAAAAGCTCGCTATTATAAGATTTGGAATATCGGTTATTTGATCGACAATGAAAATTATGATAGTGCTTATGAACCTCAATTTCATATTTGTGTTGATAGTAACATGAGTGCTGAAGTTGAGTCTCGTGATCATGCTATTAAGATGTTTAACAGATATACTTATAATCTATTTAAGGATTCTGTGAAACTTATAGATTATAAAGTTCCCAGAGGTAGTTCTTTAGCTATTGCTAAATGTTCTGCAAGACTTATATTTGATACTATTGAAGATTTTGAAGCTTGGATTAAAGATAATGTTATTCCGGCTACAGAAGCTCCTACAAATAATCATATTCTTTCATTCTTCCCTAAACTTAATCCTTTGTATCTAAATTCTAAAGTTAGAACAATTGACACGTTTAGTTTCTATGCTAATCCTAAAGCATGGATTGCTCAGAATGAAGTCGGTAATACTTATAAAGCTAAGTTTAATATTTTAATGTTCCCTGAGTTTATTGGAGCATTAACTATTACAACTTATCATTCAGCAGCTAAGACGATTGAAGTTAATATGGAACAACTTTCTAATCGTCTTAAAGCTATTGCAGAAAGTCATATTTATAAAAAAGCTTAGCTATGAATGCTGTTAGTAGTGTTACTAAAGAAATGTTTCGTAGATATTTTATAGCAGCACTTGTTAGCATTGGTATTCCACTTGATCAAGCTAATTTGTTTTGTTGTATGAATCAACGTAAACGTCTCATGGATTTTGGTATTTGTATCGTTATTTCTATGAAGCTTGATGAGTTTATGGAAGCTAGAGTTCCTGATTATAAAGGTTGTATGCCTAAAGATGATTGGGAAGCTATTATAAATTATAACTTTTCAGAGGATTAAGATATGAAAGTTGTTGCTACTAAACATTTTCCTTTTGGTAAGTTTGTTGCTATTAATATGTTTGCTAGACTTTATCTTAAAGATAAAGATAAATCTAGGCTTACATTAATGATTAGGTATCCTAGTCGATATTTTAAACTCATTCAACATGAACGTTCTCATACTAAACAACAGAATGACCTCTTAGGTATATTCTTTTATGTATGGTACGTCATTGAATGGTTCTTTAAACTCTTCACTGAAGGTAAGGCTTATCGTGAACTTTGTTTCGAGCGTGAAGCTAGAGCAAATGAGACTAATGTAGATTCTTATAATGTTATTGTACATTACAAAAATGATAAAGCTTATACTATTATACAAGATAGTATTCCTATTTGTACTTACTATGACATTAATGATGTTATCAAAAATATTGATAATATTAAGTATCTTGAGTTTAAACCTTTGAATGTTAAAGGTAGTCTTATTAATCGTAAGTGGGGTAGTTGGTTGAGATATGTATTTAAAAGATAATATGGGTTGATTTCTTATTCAATTATAGCCTATGCTGTGAAGCACGCTGTTGAAGCCGCTGGTTTTAATTGACTAGCGGCTATTTTTGTTTAATTTAAAATTGTTATTATGAATTTTGGAAAAGCTATTGAACGTGTTAAGACTCGTTCTTATATTGCAAGACGTGCTAATTGGGATGATGATGTATTTATATTTGCACAAGTTCCTGCTGATATAAATGAAGAAACTATTCCTAAAATGCAAAGTCTTCCGGAAGTTGTTAAGCGTGAGATTACAGAAGTTGGTATTACTAGTCTTAGTTATCAGAATCAAATTTGTAAGTTTGATAATGGTGATATTACTTATTATACACCTACTGGTAATGAGATTTTTGCTGATGATTGGGAAACTAAGAGTGATGATGCTCTAGCTGAATGGGAAAATATATGACACCTGAAAATGTAAGTGCTATTATAGATACTGTTAAAGGTACTGTATTACCCGGTGAAAGAATTGCTATGTTTAATAAAGCTTGTGCAATTGATCCTCACGATACAGTAGTTATTGAAGAGCTATCTGAACTTATTAAAGCTGTTTCTAAGATTAATAGATGTCATAATAATAAACATCTTAAAAGTCTTATGGAAGAAATTGCTGATGTTAGAATTGTTATTGAGCGTATCATGTGTAAATATAATATTAAAGAAGACGATATTGATAAGCTCGTAGTGTTTAAAATAAATCGCTTTATTGATCGCTATGGCATCTAAAAATAAAAATGATCAAGTAAATCATCCTAAACATTATACTTCTGATCCTAGTGGTATTGAATGTATTGATATTACTCGTCATAGAAATTTTAATATAGGTAATGCTATTAAATATCTATGGAGAGCTGGTCTTAAAGAAGACAAAGATCATAAGCTTATTGATAAACAAGTTGAAGATCTAAATAAAGCTGTTTGGTATCTTGTAGATGAGATTCATCGTCTTGGCGGTAGATGTACTGTTAAGACTGATTCAATTAATACTTGCTTACCTATTGATAATGAGAGTATCATTAATGCAACTTTAAATTATCATGAAAAGATTAATGGCCAAGATGTAAGTATTCTTGGTCTATCTAATGGTAATAGCGGTATTAGATTTAATATTGCAGATCATCTTAAATCTATTCTATTAGATCTATATCATATTAAAGTTGAAAATGGTGGACAAACTAAACTTGATATGTGATGAAATTTGTCAGACCTGTTAGTGTTATTCATACAGCTCATAATCTTAAAGGTGGCTTACAATTAGCTGAATTTGCTGGTCGTCTTTGTTATAAATCTGAAGGTAAGATTGAACCCGGAAGTTACGTTAAGTTTCTTTTGATGCTTATTGATAAAGGTCATACTTCGATTCTTGAGCATTGTCCTATTTATGTTTGTGGTTATCATGATATGATGAGTATTGAAATGATAAACATTAGACACTCTGCTTTTTCTCGTTTTGTTTCTGATATTAAAGATGCAAGACCTGATTCTCATTTCTATTATATTTACACTAATCTTCGTGTTGTATATAATGAAAGTTCTGAATTAGCTAAAGCTCTTATTCAAACTTCTACTATGGAAGGTGATGAAATTTGGAAAGCTCATGGTGTTGCGTGGTTTGTTCCGAAATTCGATCATCCTTTCGCTCGTATGAGTGCATATATAACTACTCTTAGAAGTATAGTTGATGAACTTGTACGTGAACATATTCAATCTTGTGCCGTTGAATCAACTCGTTGGTGTGATTATTCTAATGATTCTAAATTTAATGGTATTACATTTTGTTTACCTCATTGGGTTAATTCTAATGTTTTTGATAATGCTATTAATAATTTTATTAGACTTATTCAAGAAGTAGATGATTCTTTAAGTAAAATTAATAAACTTCAAGCTTATTATTCTAGAGCTTATGTTTTATATGAAGGTGCTTCAGATATTAATTATAAAAAAGTTTATCATTATATTAAAACTTGTATTATTAATGAACTTTCATATTATGAAGCTAAAGATGTTCTTAAATTACCTGCACAAGATGCACGTGAATATTTACCTTTAGGTATTAAAAGTGAAATCTATTATACAGGATTTAATGAAGATTGGGATAATATAATTGATAAACGTTTATATGATAAATTTGGTAAATCTCATCCTAATATGCATATTATAATGAAACGATGTAAAGATCATCTTGATGTAATTAGAATTTCTCAAAAAGCTATTACTGATTCAGATCATGGCGGAGAAAGTGAAAGTGCAGGTGAATAGATTACCAGCATTTATACCTCTTGATATTTATATTAAATATTACGGTAAACCTACTACTGTATTTGAACAAAGTAATTTAGATTTACCTGTAAGTTATTATGATACTCTAACTGAAGGTATGAGTCTTATTCATAGACCTTTTGTTGCAGGTTGGGCTAGTGTTCCTACTAATACTTTATTAGTTAAGGATACAATGGTTCGTTTTAAAGAGATTGAAGATTATAGTCATTACCAAACTGAATTGAATTTCGATGAATCTGTTTGAAATACAAGCTAATATTGATAGGATATTAGAATATGCTGCCGAGAATGGTGGAGATATAGGAGAAAGTGGTGCTGAGGAACTTGCGATTAGTGAAGAGGAACTCGGTGAGAAACTTTATGCTTATGCTTTTGTTATAGATCGTTATAACACTGATATAGCATTACTTAAACAATACAAGCAAGCTCTTGATGATCGTGTTAAACGTACTGAGAAAAAGATTAAACGTCTTAAAGATGTTATGGCGGAATGTGCTTATAAGTACGGTGAACCGGTATTAAAGAAGAATACTGAAACTGGTATTAAAGAGCCTACTGGTAGTATGTCTCTTAAATATCCGAATATTACTATTAGTGTTCGTAAAGGTCAAGAAGTTGTTACAGATACGGAAATGTTTAATAGCTTTCTTAATCAAATGTATCAATACTTTGAAAATCCATCTGTTGATACAGTACCTGCGAACATTGATGCAATTAAAGGTTTTATTGATGTTAAACTTGATAAAGGTTTAAATCTTGATAAAGCCAATAAGATTAAAGCTATTCTCGCTGAACATGGAATTGTTTTTGAAGAAGGTGATTTCAAATTCTATGTTAATAGTACTAATCTTAAAGAAACATTGAATCAATCTCCTGAAGGTCTTGATGCTTGGACGCTTCAAGAAAAGGATATTGTTACAATTAAGAAATAAACTTCTATTGAAACAAAGTATATTATGCCTTTTGTAAATTATCAAAGACGTCCTCTCGTATTTAATGAAATGGGTAAACCTATCAATGATTTGAGTATGGAGGATGCTATTAAAGAAGCAAATCTTGATTATAAAGTAGGTATTAAAGAGACTCGTGTTCGTCTTAAAGATCCTGCTAATCTGGGTAGCTTTCTGTTATATAAAGTTCCTAACAGTTTTGCTACTTATAGAGAAGATACAAATCATGTATTTGGTGCTGTTGGTTCTAAGTACGAAGTTGTACAGAACTCTGTAGCTCTTGATTTTATTAATCAAATATGTGATTACGATAAGAGTGTTCGTATTGAAACTGCTGGTTGCTATAAGAATGGCGCAAGTATGCTTGTAACTGCAAAATTCCCTGATGTTATCACTATTGATAATAAAGATCTTATTGATAAGTATCTCTTATTTACCAATAGTCATGATGGTTCTGGATTAATCACGTGTGCTGTTACAAATATTCGTGTTATTTGTAATAATATGCTTAATCAAGCTATTAAAAATGCAACACAACAGTTTTCTTTTAAACATACAAAGAATGTTCACAACGCTATTATGAGTGCTGTGAATAATATTCGTGCTACGCATATCTATCATGAAGCTATGCAAGAATCTATGCAAGCTCTTAAAGCCATTAATATTAAATCTAATAATATGACTGGCTTTGTGTATAATCTGTTTCTTAATGATGAACAACAAGAGCACATGAAGCTTAGAACTAATATCTTTGCTGCTGATAAGGATATTATTTCTACTAAGACTCAAAATAAAGTCAAAGCTGTTCTTGATACTATCGAGAATGGTGTTGGTCAAGAGTTACATCGTGGTACTGTGCTTTGGCTTTATAATGGTGTGAGTTGTTATCTGAATAATGTTGTTGATTATAAGTCTTCTGAAGATCGCTTTGAAGCTCTTACTAAAAAAAGTGCTTATAAGCTAAATCAAAAGGCTTATGATCTTGCCCTAACGGCACTAAGAGCTGCATAATGGAAGAAACTAAAACACATACGTGTTATATTGAAGTTGATGGGAATGTGATTACTCGTGATGCAAATGGAACTCTTATTCAAGAATTTACTGGTAATTGGTCTGTTTTGCATAAGGTGTATAGATTCGCTACTATGACCGCTGCTGAAAAGCAAAAGCATAAGCGTCTATCTCCTAATCTTTATATTGGTAGTGTTAAGTATGTTATAAGGCATCCGGGTACTAACAATAGTTTTGTTGTTACTTCTACTCAAATTAAGAAGATTCTACCTTTCATTGTTAATGTGAATAAAGTTAGCTTTGGTGGATTGAGTGAATGTGGTGAAAGTGAGGGATACTATTAATACTTCTAAGCATAGTGCTGTTACAAGTGCTATGCTTAGTTCCGCTCCTGACCACACCATGTTCCCTACTGGGGTCTGGAAAGTGTTACTAATGCTACTATGATTATCATTAAATTACATCGTTATCATAAGCCGTGATAATAATGCAAATGTTTGATAATGATAACTTCAATAGAGCCTCATAGAGACACTTTCTTTTATGATATGAACTAGTTATCGTTTGCCAATAAATAATCAATATATGAAGCCCGCAGGTGGCAAAAATGGCATTGTGGAGCATTGCAGACCCCGATAGAGGGATAGATGTGGAACGGGGCGGAGCGTTTGCAATGACACGAGCAGGAATATGAGTAGTATAGATACAAGAAGAGAGAGGACTGACAGTATTATCTGAAAGCCCTCTCTCATTTTTTTTAAGTCCAACAGAAGTCCTTACTTATTTAGTTCAACTATCATCTGTAATATTGGGTTCTGTTGCATATAGTATGTATTGTTCTTTGGTAAATAGAACATCTTGTTGTATTGATTGAATAACGGAATAGTTTTCTTAAATGCAATCCAACGTTTATCTTCACCTTTATAAACACCTCTATCATACATCATTTCTTCATCTTCAACGATAAATGGAGCGATAAGAGTCCAATAAAGAAGTCTAGTAACATTAGTTATACTAGTCTCAAAAGGAATAGGAGCTTCCATAGTACGTTTATAGAATGAATAAAGACCCATAGGAGAAGTTTCATAAAGTTCTGTTTGAACACCATAGATCGTATAAGAAGCTAGAGCAAACAGACGACTTTCGTCTAATTCATCGTCATCATCAGATGCTGCATACATAGCACCTGCCATAATACTAAGACCTGCAAAAGTTGCAAGATTAAACATAGCTCTTCTAATATTAGCTTTTTGATTTTGAGGAAGAGTATTATATCTAAAGTTAATATCTTTAAACCAATACATAAGACCAATAAAACCATTGAAAACAGCTTTAGCTTTAACAGCAAAGTCTATATCTTCTTCATTTTCCGCAGCTTTATCAATAGTTTCTCTAAATCTATTACGCATATTAGCACTTATAAACTGTAGCATATCAGTATAAGCACCACTACGATAAGATTCAAGTCTCTCATCATATATAATTTTACCAACACGTTTACCCCAATAACGAATGAAGTTAGGACGAAGCCATTTACGGAATTGAAGTATCACCTCCCCCCACATCTTACCAGATAGCATAGATTTATCAAAAGTATTGTAAATACCATGCAAGCTATGATTAACACCTTTAACTTTACCTAAGAACTTAGCAAAATCCTCAAGAGTTATATTACTTCCAGTTTTAATTGAAGCGATACCATCTTTGAGTTCAAAAGCATCATATATAACTTGATTCTTTTCAAACTCAACTCTAGCATTCTTAAGACCTTCTTTATAAGCCTTAGCGTAATTAGATTTCCATTCGTTAGTAAAGTTATTAGCACGATAAGCAATAAATCGAGAAAGATAATCTATAAATTCAACGTTATTGCCTTTAACAGATTCTTGTTTATCTTTATATGCTTTATACTTAGTATAAGTTTCATCATCAACCATATCTCTAAAGAGACGTTCTCTAAGTGAGAATACGAATTGATCATAATTCATAATAGTACCTGCAACAATGCGATGAGTTTGCATAGCTGACAAGAAAGTAGCGAATTGCAAATAATGCTCACCAATAGTATTAGGAGCAAACATCACATTATCCCATTTAGACATACCAAGAGAAACAATATTAGTCTTAGTATTTACTCCAGCTTCAATATGATCTTCAAAAATATTACCAGCTAACTTCATTAAAGCTGCATTAAGATTATTACAAGTATATTCACCAAGTGATGCCCATAATGATGGAAGAGCTTTAATATACATTTCATGAGCTTTAAGAAGTGTAGCTTTAGTAGTAAATTCACCACCAGTTGCTTCGCTTACAATATTGATATGACCTGTACCAATATTCTTTAAAGCAGCAGTTAAGTTCATCCACATAAGAGATTTACTATTAACTGTATGAAGTATATTAAGAAGTTGATCAGTTAATGTATTAATACGATTCTTACCTTCAAAAGCATCATAGAATTTCTTAAATCTATCAAAAGCTTCTGTTTCTTTACCTTTACGAGAAACAACTTCAGTTTTATGAGTATAAAGAGATAGAATCTTATTAATAACATTCTTACTCTTAACACCATATTCACGAGCTTGGAACTCAGGCATAGCAAGAATAGTTTGCAGAAGATTAAGTTCAGGCTCAAAGTCACGATTAACTTTAATACGTTTAAGTTGATTAATATAATTAAGAGTAACATTCATAGGGTCAAAGTTCATACGATCTCTAATATCACCTAATTGTTTATCAGATAACTCTTTATTATATTCGATAATATCTGCAATAGAAGTAATAGGTTTATAATAGCCTCTATGTTTAGCTATTTTATTAGCTTTTTCAATTAGAGCATCATAAGCTTCTTTATTTGTAATAGCGTAGAGATCATACTTAATACGACCTATAACTTCTGGACGATTAAGTGCAGTAGCTTTAAGATAGTATTGAGTCTCTCCACTAAGTGTATTTTTATAATCATCTTCTTGTAATTCGTGATAACCACCAAGTTGTTTAAGAACATTCACATAATTAGCAGATATGAAAGTCGGGAAGAAACTAGCAGATCTAACAGTGTTAGGCATTGCAACATCATTAAGTTCTGCAAACATCTCTTGCATTTCAACTATCATATCAATATCAGAATGAGTAAGTTTACTAAACTTAGCGTCTCTATAATCAGCTTTTGCAGTTTGAACTTGAAGAAGAACTCGATTAGTAGTTTGACCTCTAACACTAAGTTTAATATTATTAGCTTCAGCAAATTTCTTACGAATCTTAGATTTATAGACACGTTCAATTAGCTTAGTATAATAGTATGCTTCTTCGGCACTAAGATTAGGAAAATACTTCTTAGGATTATTATATACATCTTCAAGATCAAGTTCAAATCTACCTTTAATAATTTTAGCAGGCATTGAAACATTCATAGTAGAGTATATAGTTTTACCTACAGCACAAACTCTTTTCTTATGTTCTTTCTCAAGTTTAGCAAGAGCATCTTGAGCTTTCTTAACTGTAGCAAAATCGTCAGATTCTAATAAAGGTTCTAACTCAGATCTTCTCTTAATATAATCATCGTATTCACGAGCTTTACCAATTTGATAATCATAGTTGGCTTTAGTCATATCAAACGGTGTAACAAGTTGACAATTAGCTTCATTAATGAATCTAGCTCTAAAGTCATTAGAACGAGATTGAGAAAAAGTCATATCAGGTTTACCATTAGACTTTTCTTTATAGAATCTATCATACTTCTTAAATAATGCGAATGTACGCTTATTATTATTTAAAGCAAATTCAGTAGCATTAAGAGTATGGAACTCATATTGAGAAAGAACTGTATCAATGATTGGAATACCACTTTGAGCAGCAGAATCTAACCATTTAATAACAATAGATAAATCAAGATTATCACCGAGCATACGACGAATATTCTCTTGAATATCTCTTTCATTTATAGTATAAACGCCAATTTCATCAGCATTAAAACCGTTTTCAACAAGCTTATCTTGAATATACTTAAACTTAGTATTGAAAGCAGGATTATGACTTCTTTGATTGATTAAGAAACCAAAGTAAATCTTAGAAGCATCAACAACTTTACGTTTAAGAGGCATAATCTCAGCATATAAACCTTTAAGATTAAGAAGAGCTTCATTAAATTCTGCAACACTATCTTTAGTATTTTGAGAAGCATTTTCAAAACTAGCTTCGTCAATAGGATTTAGATCTTCAATATAAGCTTGAGACTTTATAAGACTACTGAGTTTATTCAGATCAGTAACCCATTGTTTACGATCAGCAACAGTACCTTTAGTCCAAAGTTTAAATATAGTATCAGTATCCATTGGCATTTGAATAGCTTTAATCATATCTTTAACATTCTCTAGTATATTAGCATTATACTTGAATGTTTCAACATAATTAGGAAGACTATTCATATCTCTACCAAGTCTAGCAATTTCACTTTGAGCTTTAGCATCAAGCTTATCAAGATTAGTATTGAGTTCACCCATGAGATTCATTTCATCTCTAAGAAGTTTAGTATTACCGATAGCAGTCTTTTCAACTTCATAAAGAGTATTAATAAATTCAAGGTTTGACATACTAATTCCAGTATTATTATCAGCTATGAACTCTGTATCTAAGACTTTAGAGAACTTAGGAGTTGAGCTATTAATAGTATGAACAGTGGTATTAAGATCTTTTTTAATACCAATGTAATCAACTATAATATCATTGATACCATCAGCTTGAATTGCACTAACATTAGCCGGATTTAGCCTTTGAATAAGCCTGTCTAAGCTCTTAAAAAGTTGTCCTTGTATTGTTAATCGTTTCAATTGAGAAAGCGTCTCTCTGTTGCCGACAAGTGCCAAATTTTGGATTTCCGAGGGCAGTGTATCGGTATCGAAAGTATTATTGATAGCAGCCTGCAATGGGATAGTAGTAATAGCAGAAGTATCAATAAGACCTCTATATGTATCAGATTCATTACCAATATAAATTGTATAATCAGCGTTACTTGTAGCAGCGTCTATAGCTGATGTAAGACTGTTATGTGTTTCTACATTAGTAACAGATGAATTAAATCTACGATAGAACTTACTCAAAATAGTAGCAAGTTTCTTGTATATTTCTTGAGCTTCAATGTTATATTTATAATAATCATTAGCTGTAGTAAGATATTCAGATTTAAACGTTTTATTAATAGGATAATAGAACGTACAATCATTAATATCAAAACGTTTATAAAGCATATCCTCAGGTAATTGAGCTTTGTAAGTCTTTTTAAGACCAGTAAGTTCTTTATCAATTACCTTTTCACGAGTCTTAAGATATACATCATCAGCATAACTAGAATTATTTACATATCTAGTAGGTTCAAAGATCATTTGACCAACGATGTTCCAAATATCATTATGTTTAATACCAATAGCATTTTTAATAACACTATTAAGAGCATCTTCTATATACTTACGAGTTTCAAGATCAACATCTTTATGCCATTCGTTAGCTACTGCGCCTTTAAGATCAAATACAGCTCTAGAGAAATTACTCTTAGTAATCTTAGTAAAAGTAGGAGTTTGATCTTTAACTTTACTCTTCTTACCATTAGTATCATAAATATATTCAGGTTTCATATATTTAATGATACGAGTATTCTCTGAATTAGCACGAACAAAAGCTTCAATGAAAACATCAAGTTCTTCGTTAGTTCTAAGAAGAATATTATCTTCATTTGCTTGACTAGAATAAAGAGCTTCAGCATAGTTATAAAGAGCAGCATTTTCTGAACGGAAGTTACTACCACCATCAGTAATACCTTGTTCTCTCATAGCTAATCTAATATCTCTGTCACTAGTACCGTCGATAGATTCAAAACTAATAGAATCAAATTGATCTCCCCATGAAGTCTTATAAGCACTTACATAATTACCGTCTTTAGTCTTAAATTTACCATAAAGATCAATAGGAATATACTTAGAAAGATTACGACCAAAATCAAGTTTATTAACCCAGAATGCGTATTTAACTAAGTTCTCACCAAGAATACGACAATACTCATCAGGACTATTAATAAGCTGAAAGAATGTATCTCTAGTAAAATCAACATCATCACTTTCCTTAGTTGAAATAGAAATATATCCAGTTCTTACAATTGTACTCTCCATAGTATTAGGAGAAAGCAATGAAAGAATATGATTAGGATTAAGTCTAAGATTACCTTTAGTAACATATTGACCATTTACAGCAACATATCTACCATCAGTAAGTGTATTCTTAACCATAGCTAATTGAATACCAACAGGTAATTCTTTAAACATAGCTATTTTTTCATCATGAGTATAATTTCTACTACCAAGATCATAATACCAAGTCTTTAGATTAACATTAGTAAGACCTAAATCAACAACACCTTTGAATTTAAATTCATTAGTTTGTTCGTCTTTAACAATATTAACACATCCTAATAACTTAGCACGTTCAGCAAGAAGTGTTTCCGGACTTTTACTATCATCATTGAAGAAAGGCATTTGTCTAACTTTATCAATAATAGCATAATTAATCAGAGCTTCTCTAAGTTCAGGATTATTAATCTGTTTAAGCTTAGCCATACAATAATTAATCTTATCTTTGAAAGCAGGATTCTCACTAATGAAGAGATCATGAAACATATTAACAGAGATCTCATTAGTAGAATACAATTGTTGTTGAAGAATAGGATAAGCACTATCTTCAATTTTCCAATTAGTATTAACAACTGACGGAAATATAGCTTCAATCATTGATTTATCACCAATTCTAAAAGGGGATTTAGGTTTATCAAGTCGAATTACCTTACCATCAGAATCCTTATTTTCAAGAAGATAATCATTAGCTTTAAGCAACCAATTATCAATGACTTCACCTTTATCAATAATTGCATTTACACTATAATATTTATAGAGTAATTCATTGCGCATACTTTCAGGAATACCTGCATCTTTAGCATTCTGAATAAGAGTATTAACATTATGCTCAAGCATTGCAATAGATTCAAAGAGCTTATTACTTTCAGAAGTCTTAGGACCAGCACCTTTCTTTTCAGTAATAAGACATCCTTGTGCACGTTTCATAGCATTTACAGCTTTATCAACGTACATATAGTAATCTAAAACTTCAAGTTGTCGATTAAGATAATTAGCATAAGCTTCAAAATCTTCAACTGTATGTTTATAGTTTTGACCTTCTTTAAATAGAGAATCAAGTTCAGTAATAGTTTTAGCTTTATTCTGAATCTTACTATCTACTTCGTATGCAGTAACACCAACTTCATTTGCAAGAGCTTCAATAAATCTAGCCATAGCATGAATTTGTTTCATGTTTATTGTATGACCATGTTCGTGAGCTTTCGCAATCGCCATATTACTAAGATCTTCTTGTGCAAGATATTTACTAAGTTTAGTAATAACATCTTTAAGACCTACATTATCTTGTGTAGTTTCAAAATAACTCTTAGCAAAAGCTTTAAGACTATTACCTTTATCAGCAAGAAGTTTACTCATAGTAGCAACAGCGTCAATCATATAATCACTGCGTACATTATGGAAACTAACATTAGTAAAGTTATTAGAGTTTTCAATAGACTTAATTGAAATATTCGTAACAAAATCAGTAATGATTTGCTGAGATTCAATAAGAGCAGAATAAATATATCTATTAGTACCTTCAACTTTAGCATTGCTAGCTTTAAGATTAGCATTCCAACTTATAGGGAATGAAGCAAGTAAAGCGGTATTACCAATAGTATATGTATTCATATTAAACCAAAGATTATCTTTAACAGCATCAAGAATATGAGATGTTAATTCAGAACGCTGTGCAGATATAGGCTCACCATTTATATCAGTCCAAGTACCATAATCATTATTATAAAGAGAACGACACCAAACTGTAACGCTATTAGAAGCTACATCTACTTGAACACTATGTTCACCATTAGATAATCTTTCATCTTTAAAGCATTTAAGAATCTGCTTTCTAGCCCATTCAGCTTTATTAGGAATATCTTCACTATAACCTTTAATATCACTGAAATTAAGTCTAATAGGAATAGCAAATTCATCAGACAACATAGTCTGTGTAAATCCCATTATAGATAGAGCATTATCCGCTGCAATGGATTGACCTTTAAGAACTGCAATATTATTATTAATATTACGAATCTTAATCTGATCAATAAGAAAATGCTGATTCATCATAGAATTATCATAACCAGCAATTCTATTTATATAAGCAGCAGCAGCTTTACTATGATCAAACTCATTGGGTTTCTCTTTATTAAGAGTATTCTTAATATCAGAGTGAATACCAATCCAAGTATCAATTATAGCATTATCCTTAGCAGCTCTAGGCATACGACGATATTCATTAAGACTATTCCATTTTGGAGTAACAGTTTCTTTAATGAATTTCTCGTATTTAGCATCATAATCACTCTTAGCTTTTTTAAGTTTAGAGTAAATACTAGCTTTAGTATCATATAATGCTTTAAGTTCTGCATCAGATATAGTCGGATTCATATTTGCAGCATTATAAGCTTCAATCTCGGCAGACTTTAATTCCATAGCTTTAGCAAGCGCATTACGCTCAGATACATTCTTTGAATAGAAGCGTTGTTGCTGTAGATTCTTATATTCTTGCTTCAAACGTCTTATAACAGAATTATCAATACTAGCTTGTGCATTGATTTTGGCATTAATATCTGCAAGTTCATTAATCAATGGAATCTTTTCTTTCAAATATGCGTTTTTAAGTACATCTTTAGTTTTACTAAAGTAAACATCAGAAACGTATTCCAAAGATTGACGTTTATAAGTATCACTATCATTTTTAGTATATTCAATATATTGTCCATCAATAACGTCAAATTCTTTCATAGATAAGTAGATACTATCAATATCGTAGTCCCAACCAGTACGAGTAACAAGATGTTCAGGAACTATAGCTTGACTAGCACCATTATTCAGAACTCCTACAACTTTAGCGACAAACATAGATTGATGACCCTCAGTAGGAATACGAATACCAAACATCGTTCTAAGATTCTCCGGAACACTATTCAAATCAAGATTACCATTAGCATCTAATTTAAATCGAGAATCCCAGTTATTAAGTATAATCTCAGCAGGATGAAAGACTTTAGTACCATCAGCTTTAGTTTCCCAATATTCACTTTGAAGTTTAAAGTCAGCATTTTTCTTAATTATAGGCGTACCGTTAGCATCTCTTTTAATCGTGCCATCTTCATTAAGTTCAGCCCGAGATTGCCAATAATCATCAGAGAACTTAATTTGACCTTCAAGATACATACGTTGAACATTAGCTTGAGTCCCTTTAATAATCCCTTTTTTGTCCAACGTAACAGCAGCGGGTTGTAAGAAAGTATCAGGTTGAATAGTAACGTGAGCACCTTTAAGTTTAAGATTAGTAACACGACGTGTAATACGAGCTAATAGAACTGATTCAATACGACTCTTAATCGTAGGATGATAAAAAGGTATAAAAGGTTTACCATTAACAACAACAGTAGCTTTTATGAAATTTCTATCAATTTCAGTTTCATTAAAATATCTACGAAGATCTGCAAGAACTAAATCAAGATCAACACCGATAACATTTCTGAGACCACCGTCAGTTTCAATTGAAGTATATTTAATATTACCGTCATTAGTAATAGCACCCCAATCAGCCAACAAACGATACATCTCATCATTTGCGTTAGCAGAAAGTAACATCTGATAATACTCAAAAGCTCCTGAACCATCATAAGAATAATCTCCAGTTTTACCTTTACGAACAGTACTACCTATAGTATAATCTCCATTAAATACAAGGTTATCAAGAATACGCTTTTGAAGCTGAGTACCAATCTTATTCTCTTCATCCATAAGATGTGAAGGAATTTGTTGTTGAATATAGAGGTTACTATGATTAAGAGTGTGTTTAAAATCTTCAACACCTTTAGGATAACCTTTTAATTCAAGACGTTTGGTAGCTTCATTATACTGAATATTAAGAGTAGCTTTTGTACCATTAGTATAAGTGTATTTACCATTTGCATCTAAAATAGGGAAACCTTTAGAATCAACTGCAATATCTCTAGATATATCAAAGAGTTGAACTTTAGGCATACCACCAACTTTATGACCAGATTCAAAATTGATAGAATCAATACCTTCTTGTTTCATCCAGTCATAAAGAGTTTCATAACTAGTACCTTTGTACATACGTTTGAATATAACAAGGGTACTATTCTTATCTTGATGCGAAAACACAATATCAGTATTAAATCTATTATTAAGCGTAGACTTACCACGTTTATAGAAGTAATACTTTAACTGTTCAACAATACGTGCATAATCACTAGGACTAATAGGTGTATCCTCATCAGCAACAATATCAGCTAAAGTTCTACCAGAAGGTAAAGTAAAACTATCATAATCACCCATAGCTTTGAAACGTCTAATACACTCATCTTGTGTAATAACATTGAAAGCATCGGCAGTTGTAATAGTCTTAGAACCAAAGCGTCTATTAAGTTCATCAGAAGTTGCTTTATCATTTGCAAATGGTTCAAGCATCTTCTGTAACATATTGTCTTTAAGATTAACATCAGATACAACAATCTGTGTATATGTAGTATTAGAACGAGTAGTAGAACCCGGTCTTACACCTTGAGATGCACGCTTAGCCCAATCAAGAGCATTCTTAAATTCAAAAGTATAACCAGTGAATATCTCTTGAATAGCTATATCAGCAACATAATGATTACAAAGAAGATTAGAAACAACATAACCCCAATAACGATCATTTTTATAATCTTCAGGAAGCGTTTCATTAAGAGCTTTAAGTTGATTCTTATATGTAAGAGTCGATTGAATATTATCTCTAACAGGAGCTAGATAATCAAAAGCATCTTGAAGATGACTATTGATTCTATCAACAAACATTCGCATATAAGCATTATCAATAACATCGCCATAAGCAGTATTGAAATCTTCACCACAAATCATGAACGGTTCGAATTTACCGAATGAACTTGCGGCATTAGGATGAAGCTCATTAAAAGCATCTTCGATATAATCTATAATACTTCTTACAGTAGTATTACCGTTAGCATCAGTATATCTAAAATTAAGATTACCAAATTTAAAGATATTACCTGTAGGCTTACCATTTTTAAGAAGAGCTTTACCATCCCAGAATATAGGAGCTTGAAGACCTTCAAATATATCTTTATCAAAAGCACGACTTTCATAAAAAGCTCTAAAGGCAGCTTCTGCATCACCATTATGATCACTAATCATTCTACTACGTTCATCTGAATCTAAAGAATTAAATTCTTGACGAACATCATCTTCAGGTCTAAGATATTCTTTCTTAATAGAAAGAGTTTGAGTATTAGCATCATAATCAAATAGCAGACGTCTAGCTTCAAGCATCATTTCCATTTCAGTACGGAAAGTATCTTTTACACGTTGAAATAAGTAGTTAGATTCAAGATCATTAGTACGAGCTATTCGATAATTAACGAAAGTACCATCAGTATTTATAAGTTTAAACGGAAGACTTCTTTTAGTAGCATTAGGTTCAGTGAGAGTATTTCCAGTTACAAACTCATATATACGAGAAGCATCAGCAGAAGGTAATGAATAACGACCTTGGAATTGACGAAGAATAACATCACGTGTCCAAATGTAATCGTGCATATCAACATAAGAAATTCCAATACCTTGATCACGATTAGACATACCATTAAATCGAGCATATTGAAAAGCTTTAACAGCTTCAACATTAACAGGATTTACAGCATCAAGAATACGATAACCATTTTCGTCAAGTATAGCATTATCATTTTCATCTTTTCTAAAATTAAAGAAACCCTTACCATCACCGCCCATACCATTACCAAGATTCCAAATAAGAGGATGATATTTAGTACCTTTAGATTTTAAGAAATCATTGAAACGATATTTCATAAGTTCTACATTAACTTCACCGATACGATTAACAATACCTTGAAGCATTGACGTAATATGATTATAGAACTCAGGAGTATATTCTTGTTCACCTTGAACATTGATATAAGATAAATCAACTTTAATAGCCGGATCACAACCACCCACAGTTGCAAGAATATTAATACGACCACGCATATCATCTACAACAGAATCAATTTCATCTCCTGCTTTGAAACCTTCATAAAACAATCTTTTTATTCTACGTGATTGACGATCTTTAGCTTTTTCACTTTGTTTATCAGTAACATTAGCTTTAATTTGATTAAGAATCTTATCAAATACACCGTCAATATTAACAAGTTCAGTCTCAATTTTCTGATATACAAGTTTATTAACTTTATTATCATCATTTCCGTCATAATATAAAGCTTTAATTACATCAAAAGGAACACTAAATTTAATAGATAAATAATTAAATATAGTATTAGGAGACCAATTGATACCAACATTGTTAGATTTATACAGTAAAGTATTTACTTTATCCGTAATAGATTTACCGGTTTTATATATAGCATTGATATCATACTGAACAGCAGCACGACTACCAACATGTTGAAATTTATTACTAAGAATATTACGATATTGATTGTAAATATTAGTAGTAGCAAACGATTGACGATTACTCTCTTTAACAGAATAAGCAAGATTATAATCATTTTCTGACATATTGTAACTCATAGTTTCACTTTGAGTAACAACAGTTGTAGCCATATCAACAGATGCCATGTACATATTGTAGAATATTTCTTTGCGTTCAATAGTACTAGCATCATCATTTGGAAGAATCTCAATTTGATCAATAATAGGTTGAAGCTGACCATTATAAACAGATTCAGAAGTAACTTTAAGACTATTTATAAGCTCTTCTTTATTAGCTGCATAACGAGTAGCATCAATCAAAGAGTTCCAAAGAACATTAATATCAAATGGCATTGCTAAACCATATTTATTATAATAAGAAGCAGTACCATTAAATTGAGAATCTTCAAATGTAGCAAACAGATTACTTTGATTATTATAAATCATTTCAGTAAGCATTCGTTTGAATCGAGAAGAAGCAGTATTTTTACGATCAACTTTAAATTGAAGAGAACTATTCCAAGACTTATTAATATTTTGTTCATCAGTCATAGAAACACCATTAATCTCTCCCATAGTCATGTGGTCTTCAATATCGAAATCATTAATATCAGCCATAAATTCGGCTTTATAATAATTAATGAAACTCTGCCAAATACCTTGATCATCGAGATTATCAAGTTGATCTGCAAGTCTAAGAAGATTATTCATCTTACTTTCATAACTAGTAAGAAGAGCATCATTATCTATAGCTTCATCAGTTGCTTCAGCAGCTTCAAGTTCATCGAGACGATTATTATATTGAGCAGCAAATCCTAAATAACCAACATCAGGGTTATCGTTTTGAGCATACTGACGTAATACAGTAGCAATTAAAGAACGAATTGTAACACCATTCTTAAAATCTTTATAAGTAAGATTCTTGAATTGAGGTTCAAGTCTAAAAGTAATAGCAGCAAAGATACGATTTAAATACATTTGCTCACTATCAGCAATAAAAGGATAATCATTATCATATAGAACTTGTGCTTTCTTAGCAGCAGTGTATTTATGAAATGACCTTATTTCCGGCTCTCCCTGCTCGTTTAATGGTACGGTAATACTTTTAGTCAAGCGTTCTATATTATTGCCATAGACGCTCTGAAAAGTGGCAAATTGGGCGTCTGTTAGTCCTGCATTTTGGACAGCACGAAGCAAAACCCAATCTCCATACTCAGATACAAAAGAAGCAGATTTTAGAGCTTCATAATTAGCTTTAGCAACAGCACGTGCTTTAATAAGATTATTAGGATAGAGCTTTTTAGCCCTATCCCATAAATCTTGAAAACACTTACTATCAATATAGCTATCACCAACTTTAATCTGAGGGATAATATTACAATCTAAACCCATAGTAGAAGTTTTATACGTTTAACAAATACGTTTATTAGTTTCATCTAAGTTACTATTTTTATTCAAGTTATCAACCGAATCATGTAAATATTTTACAGCTTCGAGAACTTGTGCAGCTTTGATATTACTATTGGAACTAGTACCAAGTCTAGCCCTACGACGAGGAGTAGTTTGCGTAGGAGATTCAGCTGTAGCATTTGCATCACCATTCGCAGCTGTATTAACAGCATTTTGAACTTCTGTAGTCGTAGATTCAACAGTAGATATAGCAGACGTTCCGCTCCCTTCCACAGCTCCTTCTCTACCGGGGGCTGGAGAGTTCGTCCGAATACCATAAGTAATACCATCAGGTTCCATATCTCTAAAGTCTTTATTATAGATTCTATTAAGAACATCATTAAAACGTTCCATAAGAGAATCGGTTTTAACTTCAGTATCTTTGAAACCAAAGATCTTCTCAAATATATTAAGAAGAATTCTTTTAAACTTCTCCCAAAACGTAGGAGTTTCAAGATTCTCAGAACCTTCAACACGTTCAGTAGTAGAATGAAGTTCATTGAGAAGTCTAAAGATACGAGGATCAGTTAGAGAATAAGTTACAATTTCAGAGATAGCATCTTTACCATTAATAACATTTTTAGCACCCTTAGTACGATCTTTAAGTTTAGTATCAATAGATTCAGATATACTAGCAATTTCTTGACTAACAATTTCAATAAATTTATTAGCAATGCCTTTATCACTAAGCATATCCTTTAAGAATCTCTCACGATCATTTAAATCAGTTTTACCTGTAAGTTCAGCACGAGTATTTATAACGGCTTGATTAAAATCAGCAAACCACTCTTGCCATTCTTTATTATTATAATCAATAAGAGCTTCACGTTTAGCAAGTAATTCAGGATTATTAATATCTCGATGAGTAGCATTAAAGAATTTCATAATATAAGTATGAATCATCTCATGAGCTAGAGTACGAGTTAAATAACCTTGATGTTCCTTACGATTAGCATGATCATAATTGTAGTTAATATCAATCCTAAATTGATTACGATAAAAACCATCATCAGCAATTTTAACAGGATCAGTATAACCTTCGCTTTCAATATTAATCTTAGCTTCACTTACATTATGCTTAATATAAACTGGATTAATACCAGCTTCATATTCAAGTATATTAGCAAGTTTAGAAATACTAGACCAATCTTCTTTATAGCGATCAGCATCTTGAACTGTTTTAAGTAATTCAACGGGATCATAAAAACGTTGAGGAACATCAGTTTCAGTATCGAATGCTTTTGTTGCAATAGAAAACTTAATAGGAGCGTTTCCGGCAATAGTAACATTACTTATAACATTTCCATATCTATCTTTAACTGAAGCTACATCTGAATATCTAGCATTAGTTGCCATATAATAGTCATATATATCTTCATAACGTTCACCTGTAACTGGATCTGTATATCCAGTAGTATAAGAACTACCAGTAGAATCTTTAGCTACAGCAATTCCATCTTTAAGACCGAATTGACGAATTAGATTAGGAATTATACTATTAAGTTTATTATTAAACTTTTGAACATCAGTAGGAGTATCTAAGTAATAAACAGTATGTGGATAACTAGGATGATTTAAAGCACCATTATAGTTAGCAACATCAAGTTTATTACTAGAAGTATAATGAATAACAGCGTCACGTCCATCAATAGTAGTTTGAATAAACTTATGATAAGCTTCTTTACCTTTACCATCACCAAGAACAGCTTTGAGCATTACATAACGTTTACTACCATCACCATTGTTACCAGATTGAAAATAAATATCATCTTGAACGACACTACTACGTTCATTACATATAATAATATTTTGAAGTCTATTAGAAATATCAAGTCTAGCTTCGGTTATATTACCAGTATTAAGAGCAAGAATTTCTTTAATAGCATCACCAATATATTTTGTATATTTACTTAATTTACTAATACGAGCTTCTTCTGTTTCATCAGTGATAGAACCCATAATAGTATTAGGATATATAGGGAATACAGTATTAAGTGAATCAGTTTGAGGTATAACAACAACTTCATGACGTCTATTACCAATAAAAGTATCAGCTACATGAGGTGTTGCAAACTTATCTATATTCTGAACAATACCACCAGTTTTAGGATCTCTACCAACACCATTCTCATCAATAGCTAGTATTTGAACTCTAGGTTTACCTTTAGAATCAAGAACATCTTTAGTAGGTTTAATAGAATCTAATAAAGAATTGCGATGATGCATAATAGGTAATCCATGTTTAGCTTCATGATCTTCATTGCGAGCTTCATCATTAATTAGTATTCTACCAGCACTAATATGACTTATTCTAAAAGTATTAGAACCTGTAAAGTGAATATCATTACGAATAGCTTGATTATTACGGAAGATCATTTCATGACGATTAACAGCGTCATTGAAATGTTTCGTAATAGCCGTAGCATTCATAATACTATCCATATTTGAATTATTAATCCTAGAAGCAGGAAATAAATCAGTACAAATTTGATATATTTGATTAAATGAAAGAGCTACATTATCAATAGAGATTTCACCGTCAGTATCACCTGTATATTCAGAATCAACAACTCCAATCATTGTCTGACTATCCATAATATCTTTAATCTGCTTAGATGTAAGATTAGAATACACAAGTTCTTTAAGAGTATCCATTAACTTCTTAAAGCGATCTTTTCTAAACTGATCAAAGATAATATCAATGTTACGTTCAGAGTTTTCTCTATCTTTAGCAGATATATTATTACGAGGATTAAAAGCAATATCGTAATGATACATGAATCTAAATAGCTCTCTTTGATATTCAGCAAATGTTTTAGCCATATCATCAGTAAATGCAAATTTACGTGGATAATATACGCCATTTGCACCTTGAACTGTATATGCTATACCATTTGTAATAGTTTCGAGTTTAGGAATAGAACCTAATTTATACTCTTTACCATTACGATTCATTACAACATCATAAGAAGCTCTATTAGGATTCTCTTCTAAATCAGTTTGAACTACAGTAACCTCATCACCTTCTTTAATACCATCAAGTAACTCATAAATACCTAAGTTAGTAGCAGTACTATTACCTAGAATATTCTCAGGAGCACCGTTAGGACTAAAGTTAATATCTAGGCCTTCATGATATGTTTTACCTTTAATCTCAGGTGTACGATTAATAAAATCAAGAACTTGAGCTTCTGTTAAAGGTAAACCATTAGTAGGAACAACATCTATAAGATCATAAAAGAAACTATAATTATTATAAAGCTCTTTATAAGTAGCATCTTTAGTTACTGCAAATCTAGCACTATAGTAATCACGTCTATTCTTAAATTCATTATGAAGATAATTAGTAATATTCATAATAGACATGATTTCAGGTATGAGTTCTTTGTAATTATCACCACGATATTCACGCATACCATTAACAAGATCATAATAGTTAATCTTATTAATTCTAAAACCACTTCTATCACTAATAAAAGCAACAAGTGTACCAAAGAGATTAAAATTATCAACAAAGATACCACCTAAGTCTTGAGCAATCATAGCAAATTTGTTATGAAGAGTTTCGTCAAGACGTATAGCAATAGCATCAGAATTATAATCTGTAGATTGAGTAAGAACTTGTGCAAACTTAGCAACAAGATCAGATTCATAAATAGTATTCAGAGCATCTGTAAGAGATTGCATATCTGATAACCATTTAGATTCATCTTTATATAAACTCTTAAGATTATCAAGGGCATTAATAGCATTACGACAATTTTCAGCAGTATTCAGTCGAATTGAATTTCCACCTTCATCAATATTAATACTAACAGCAGCTGCGACTTTCTTAGCAGTTTCAATAATCTTAGTTTCAACACCAGTAAGTTTAGCGTCTGTAAAGTACTTATTCATTAGAGCTTTAATATAAGCATCAGAAGCGTACTTACTACCAACTTTAGTGTTTCTAAGTAGCTTTGGAATCAACACTAAAGCGTTTATTAAATCCGTGTCGAATAGTGCCAAATTTACCCCCTCTTGGTTCATTAGAGACGTTAAAAATTCGAGCATGGATTTAGTATCAATACCCTCAATTTTGAAGTCTATAAGGGGCTGATTTGAAGCCGTTACAAACTCGATTGGCGCATCATCGGTATTAGTAGAACTTTCATCACTTACAAATTCAGTAATAATACCATTAGCACTAGAAACAGTCTCTGTAATCTCAGTTTTAGGAGTAATAGTTTCATCAGTGGAACTCTGTTGAGCTTTGTAGTCCCCGGTAGGAGGCAAGGACTGGTCAGGAGCGGAGCTTTGTGTTTGTCTAGCAATGAGAATATAATCATCGTTAGGAGTTGCCATATTAGCGGGAGTAAGCACATAACGATTAAGTTGATTTTCAAAACCTTCAATAACAATACCAACATCTTTACGAGGATTCGAAGTATTAAGCACTCTATATTCAACACCACCAATAGATACATATAAAGCATATTTAGAATTTTTACGACCTAAATTATCTTCTATAGTATTATTGATAATATCAAATTTAGTTTGCATACTCTTAGCTTCCTGCATAATTTTGTTAGTAAGAGCATTAATATCACTCTTTGTAGTCTCACTTAAACCGAAGTGAACATCAGCTAAGAAACTAGGCAGAGGTCTACCACTTTGTTCAAGAACTTGAGCAGTATAACGACTAAGATGCCACAAATAACTATTAAGTTCAGCACTAAGATCACCGTTATTTATGCTAGGTGCATATTCAACTTCTGTTTTAGTAACAGCGTCAATCCAATTGAATCTACGACCAAAGAATATATTATCGAATATAGAGTATTTAGCAGCAATACGAGTAACAATCCATTTAAGATTTGTAGTCGTAAGAGTATCAAATGAATTATCTAAAGCTCTATTAGTAGCATCATTGAATTCTTTAATTTCTTCAAGAAGCATTGCATCTTTAGAAGTAAGAGATTTGCTTTTACGTCTATTCTCAATAACGTTAGCAAGAGGTGAATCTGTAACTTGAGATTCAGACATAAGTGCATTATAGAGACTAGAAGCTTCATTGGATAAAGGTTTAATACCTTCAAATTCTCTATAAGATCTACCGAATGTACCACTACCTATCGGTGCAGCATTTGAATCTTCTTCTGTTGCAAGCGCATCACGTTCTTCTTGTTGTCTCGCTTGACGTTCTTGTTCTGCTTTGAGTGCAGCTTCTCTACGAGCATTAGCGGCTTTAGTGTCAGATTCTTGTTTTTGCAGTCTAGCAAGACGGGCATTATATACGGCTTTTCTTGTGTCTGAATCAGAGAACTTTGATTCATCTGCTTGTAAAGCTTCAGAAGTTTGATACGTATTAAGTTCATCAGTTAGATCTTTATCAGTAGAAGCTTTGATTTCATCTTCATATAATTTTATTTGATCTTTAATATCTTCAAATCCATTACCATTACGATAATAATCAAGTTCAGCATCAATAGCAGTTCTTCTATTTTCATAGAATCGTTTAGCTTCTTCCGGATTAGTAAGATTAGATAAAAGAGTTCTAGCTTGTTGAGCCGTCTCTTTATCATCTTTATTTAAATTAAGAGCTTCAATGTTTTTAGTCGCTGTATCTCGAATATTACTAATATCACTAAGAGTTTTATTGTAAGATTCAAGTTTACTATTAGCACCTTTAAGAGCTATTTTAAGACCTAATAATTGTTCAACAGTAGCATCTTTAGGAGCATTAGTGATTGCATTTTCAAGTTCACTTATTTGTTTCTTAAGACTAGCAATCATTTTATCGTAAACACTTAATGCAGCTTTAGCATCTTCAAGAGTTGCATTATTTTCAGCATAAGTATTTATATCAGCTTTCTTAGCTATACGAATATTATCGTCTGTATATTTAGAATCAACATAATTACTAAGATACTCTTTAGATTCAGCAGCACGCTTTTGATATTCAGCAGGATTAGCTGTAATAGCTTCGAGTTCTAGTTCATTAAGTCTTTTTTGAGCTTCAAGAGTAGCAATACGACGTTGATATTCATAGAGATTTTTGTCGGTAGTACCATTGACTGCATCGAAATGTTTATTGTAAATATCTTCAACAGCTTCAATCTTATTAAGAGTCTGTTCAAAGTAATCAGCATTTGCAAGTAAAGATTCACCTTTATCAAGTGCAATTTGTTCTTCGGCACTAATAGCTTCACCTCTATCTTTTCTATATTTAATAGATTGAATTTCTTTAAGAGAAGCACTCATATTTCTAAGCATCTCTTTATAGAACTCAAGTGAACCATCAAGACTATTAGCTGCAACTTGATTAAGAATAGCTTCTTGTTCTTTCAGTTTAGCACCAACAATATCACCTTCTGCAAGAGATTCAACAATACCATCAAGACCTGAACGCATAGCTTCTGTAGCACGTTCAATACCTTTAAGATATTCATGTTCTCTTTCAATACCACGTTTATTGATCTTAGTTTCAATAAATGGCATTATTGCTTGCATACCAGCACCACCTAAAAGACCTCCAATACCTTCAGTCCAAATATCAGGATCTTTAAGATAACTACTAACTCTCATGCTAAAATCAGTAAGAGCGTCAGTATCAGAAAGTAAACCAAAATCTTTACGAGCTGCATGAGTACCTTCTTGCATCGCAATACTCATAGTCATTTCATCTGCCATTTCAGCAAGAGAACCTCCAGCGAAACCTCCAATAGCTCTAAGAATTTGACCTTTATCAGCATTGGGTATAGCATTTAATGTACGAACTATAGCAAATTTATCACCAGTTGCCATAGCTTTACGAATGTTATCTCTAGTAGCTTTAGTAAGAGTTTTAGCAGTACCTAAGATATTCATCCATTCAACTACGTCATAAGCTATATTAGACATAGATCTCCAATAACCTTTAGAAGCTGCATTATCTGCATATCTATCAGCAATACTTTCAATATTAGTATCATTTAGAGGAACTTCTTCTAATCCCGGAGCTTTAAGAATAGCATTACCATTTTCATCACGTTCAACATAGTTCTTATAATTATTAAGAAACCATTCACGTTCTTGTTCATAAGTACCATAAGCTTCACGAGATGAATCTAGAATACGTCCTATAACAGCAGAACCATAAATATCTGCTATTTTATTAGCTCTGTTTAGAGCTTTAGCTTTTTGTAGTTTTGTACCCAACTTAAATAAATCTTTAACATATTTAGATTTACTTCCTAGATTAACAGCACTTCTAAAAGCTTTACCTAATAATAACGAAGCTCCACGAGCTGGAAGCATTATACTAGCAGCACTACCTAGTATAGAGGGAACCATAGACGCCCAATAACCACCTCCACTCATACGATCTAACAAACTACCATGTTGAGCTTGTTCAGTCATATAAATAGGAAATGCTTCTCTAGTACTTTCATTAATGGAATTACCTAGTCTTTCTAAAAAATTACGAGTATAAGCTTCATCACTATCTATGAGTTTAGAGGGAAGTGCAAGTATAGAACCTGCACTTTCAATTGTACCACCAATTATTTCTCCAACAGTTTGAACAAGAGAGTTACCAATACGATCCCAAGTAGATTGATTTCTAGCTCTAGCTTCAATATAAGCATTAACATTACCGGGAACTATATTTTGACTATTTCCAGAATGTTTTCTTAAATTGAGTAGTAATTTATTATCTATACTATAAGCATTAGGATTAAAAGAAGATCTTTTATACTTATCTTTAGGGGCATAAGTAGATTTTCTTTGTATGCTTTCTAATTTATCAAAATCAATAGGCATAATATCAATAATTAAAATTAGCTGTAGACATATTAGCATTAAACTTAGTAAGATTATCTAATTGTTCTTTAGTTAATCTATAAGCATCTTTATAATCTAATATAGATGATATAACGCTTAATCTACGTTGTGTATTATTAATAAAGTCTTCAGAATTATCACTTATAAATTTATCTGTAAGCTCAAATGAATTTGTTGTACTATCATACGTATCAATTTGAGTAGTAAAATTATTATTTGAATCTTTACTAAATGTAATTCTAAAATTATTATGATATATAGTTTTATCTACATTTGTTATAGGATTTTTAACAAAAGCATTTAATAACGACTTAACATTATTATAATATCTTCCATTATATTCAACAATATTATATGCAGAAGCATCATTCATTTGAATAGCATTGGAAGGATCTGGACCAAAAGTTAAACTTCCACCATGATGTGTAGACATAGCATCAAATATAAATTTTGTATCAGCATTAGGTCTATCAGCCATATCGAATGCAGAAGTCATACGCATAGCTAATTCAAATTCATCTATAGTATTCTGATCGGCATCATTATTCGCAATAATAGTGAGTTTCTGTCTAACATTATTAAAACCTTGAACATTCTTTATAAGATTAAGTGCTTTACGACCATCACTCAATTCCATAAGTTCATAAGTAATATCTGATTTAGAATATTTAGGGTTCTTATCTGTACCTTTATCTTCAGTATATAAGAATTTCCTAAGAGATTCATTATTCAAATCTATAGGAACACCAACGGATTCAGCATCTAACTCTAAATCATCACCATCTAACAATTGATTATCAATAATAGTAAATGCTTCAGGATGATTTTCAATTTTATAAGCCATATTATTTCTAACAGTACTTACAATACCTGTTTCTGTAGGTTTGGATATACCAATAACAACTCCAGAATTAGACTGAATCATATTAGTTTCATTACCATAGTTTTCAATCAGATTACCCATTAGAATAGAAGTTAATCCAGTACTAATATCCCCAAATGTTTTAGATATATTATCTGCAAACTCTTTTACATAAGGATTAGTTTTGCTACTATTTTTTATAAACTCTGTGGCTTTTTTAATACCTTCCTCTGGAGTATCTGAATTACTTAATATATAACTTATATCTTTTATATGAAGATATTCATTTATATTTTTCTGAGTTTTATCATTTGCATTAAATTTAACACCATCTCTAAGATTAACGCCTGTACCTTTAATAGGATTTCCATTTTCATCTAAGTCAGAAGTTTCTTCATTGATAACATTAGTTAAACTTCCAAAAATTCCAACACGATTAAATACATCATAATATTCTTTAATACTCTTTTGAAGTGCTAAGCTTAAATTTGCTTTATCTTCTTTATTTGTTGGAATACCACCTTTATAAGCATCATATTCAGAAAGAATGTTATTGATTATACTTTGAGATTCTTGAACTCTAAGGTTAAGAGCTTTTAATTTATCTTCATCTTCTTTAGTTATATTTTCTCCATTAGTAGACTTTTTAGCTAAATAGTTATTAAATCTTTCTAATTCAGATATATTTCTTGAATGTTGAGAAGTTTGATTAAGTAATCTTGCTTTACGATTTGCTTCTAGTTCAGAAGTCATACTAGGAAGATTAACTATTGTTCCAACTAAACCATCTCTTTCTCTAGTAAGTATTTTAGAAGTATCTTCAGACTTTTCTAGTTGCTTATTAAATAGACTTTCAAAGAATTTATTATCTACATCAAGTTTCTCTTTAGTATATTTCATAGGCAATAAATAAGTAGCCACATTAGATATTTCAGAATCTATATAATTAGCTTTATAAAAATTAGATAATCTAGCTTCATAATCAGATTCAGTTTCATTAGGATTTTGATTTAAAAAACTATAATTTCTATCTATTAATTCTTTTATATAAATACTATTAGGATTGTTTATAGCATTAAGCAATACAATCTTTTCATTACTATTAGCATTTTTATATTCAGGAGAATTTATTACTAAAGTTTTTAAAATATTAGAATCAGTAAAAGCTGTAGAATATATATTGTCTTTTACAGCATTACTAGGTGTAATACCTTTTTGTTCTAGAGCAAATAGATTTAATTCTGCTTCTTTCAATAAAGCATTTTTAAATTTACTATTGTTAGATACAATGGCTTTAGCAACATTTATTAATCTATCATCTCCTATACCTTCGATAGTTTTAGTAAAACTTTGAAATCCATGAAGAGTGGGATTAGATAAAGTTTTTAGAGTAGATTTAGTAATAGCATCAATTGTAGGATTATTCATTAAATCTATAGCTTGTTTACGGAATTGTTCACTATAAATAACTTTTTCATCAGATTTCATAGCTTTAAAGTATTCAAGCATTTCTTTACGTAAAGCTTCTCTATCATGACCTGAACCAAGAGCTGTACCAAAAGCACTAATAGATTGTTTACCATTACCTCCTAAACTACCTCCTGCATCATTAAACCGTTTAAGAATCATAGCTCTATTTAATGCTTTATATTCTTCTGAAGCGTCAGATTGTTCATTAGCTTGCATCATAGCATCAAATTGAGTTTTATTACCAAGAATAGTTTTAACTCCTTCATCAGTTAAAAATCTACGAGCACCATCGCTAACAGCTGTATCAGCAAAGAACCATCCTCCATCTTCATCAACTTTAGTTTTAATGTGTTCTTGAGTTTCATTAATTTTACCTGCAAGAGCTTCTTCATCTGCACCTTGAATCGCATTATATTCAGACATCTTAATAGCCATTTCATTATATGCGTTTTCATTACGAATAGCACGTTCTTGCAGATTATCAGCAGCAGCCGTTATAGCTGCACCAGCTTCTCTAAATGACGTCAAGTCCAGAGGTCTAGCATCAGGTTGCTTGACATAAGTAAGATCAGCATATTTTAGTCTAACTGCCATATCATGTAAGTTATTATAAACAACAATACCCTCTACCGAATTAACGATAGAGGGTGTAGGATTTAAGTCAATATGTATAAAACGTATAGCATTATGCAAAATTATAATAGTAATCCGGCATAGTAACAGCATCAGGAACAACAGAACCTCTTCTGTTTAAACGTTTAGTACGAAGTGAACGTTTAGGAACAGTAGAACCGCCTTGAATCTTTTTAAGATCTTTAAGACTACTAATTCCAAACATTCGCATAAGAGTATCTTTAGGCATATTATCGAAAATATAATCCCTAGATTTATCATCTTTAAGAACACTAATAAGATTAGCAGTTTGTAAGTTCTCCATATCAAATTTAGATTGATAAGCAGTACCAATAGAGCGTCCTAAACTAGCAATCATATCGCCAATAGCAGCTCCTTGTTGACTTCTACGTTGAACAATCTCCATTTGATGATTAAACTTATTAGCTTCATTCTCAGCTCTAATTTGACTATTTCTAGCAGCAATTTCAGCATTAGCCATACGAGAACGATTACGAAGCTCAATTTCTTTATTATGTTCATCTTGTTTAACTCTACTATGCATACGAGAACCTTGAGTTCTAGCAAGCAATATAGACTGACGAGCAACTTGAGAATTAGAACTGTTACTTGTAATATATTTTTCAAGACTACGAACAGTATTATTAATATCTCCAATTTCAGCGTCAGTATTTATATCAGTTTCTAGTTCTATACGATCCATAAGAGGAGTCTCAGGGACTCGCATACTTTCCATGCGATCAATTAAACCTTTATTAGTGATAAGCTGACTTATACCACCAATAAGATTACCACCAACTTCAGAAACAAATCCTGGACTTATAAAACCACCACCAGCATATTTGCGAGTTCTACCACCACAACGCAAACCTTGTTGAATAGTAGTTAAAGGATTTTGAATTTGAGTTTTATCATTAGATGTAAAAGTTACTTCTTGTCCCGTAGTAGAACCCAGACTATTATTCCGTTGAATATCATAAATAGGAACAAGGCTATTAACAATTTGACCACCATCATAATATCTTCTAATTTTACCGCCACAACGTGCTTCAATAGGTTCAGCTTCCATACCAGATTCAGCTTTCATACTTTCTTGAAGATTATAGAGTTGTGCGAGTTCATTTTGAATTGCAGCAATTTGTGCATTAGTTCTTTGAAGATCAGCATTAGCTTTCTCAGCATTACGACCGTTAGTATTACGATCAATCGCATACGTACTACGGTCAGTTAGAGAAAGCATTCTACCAAGCATCATAGATTTTATCGGAAGAGAACTTTCAAGATAACCTTTATGTTTCATAAGAGGTTTAGCAAGATCAGCAAATGTAGTTCCATTATACTTCAAAGTATCAGAGAATACATAAGCGTTATCTGCGTCAGTCATAAGAGCTTCACCACCTTCTACTTCTGCATTAGGTCCATAAGAAACACCACCTTGTTCATGAGAAGGACCATTAACTTCTGCGGTATTAGAAGATGTTTCTTCAATCATACCACCATCGGCATAACGTTTAGCTTTGCCACCACAACGTTTACGTTTAAGTCTTCCACCACAACGAGCGGCAATTCTACCAAAAGCAGAACTAGGATCAATATCACCAAATGGAGTGCCTTGAACAGTAGGTTGAACTAAGTCACTACCAAAGTTAGCATCGCCTTGATAACCGGTAACACCTGTGATATTAGAGTCACCATATATATCAAGAGCACCTTCTTGTTGAGCAGTGTTGGATAATTTAAGTTCATCTTGAAGAATACGTTCATTGCCTGCAACAATCTGACGTTGTCTATCAGCTTCTTCAGCAGCTTTTTTAGCCTTACGTTTCTTACGACGACCTCCAAACAATCCAACAATACTACCAATAATAGCACCTGCTGCCATACCAATAGGACCTGCCCAAGCTCCAAGAGTTGTACCAGCTAAAGCAGAAGATCCAGCGGCAGCCGCAGCAGTAACTCCCGCCCCAAGTCCCCCGCCAATAGTAGCACCGGTACTTAAACCAGACATTGTAGAAGCTCCTTGAATACCTTTCTCGACTCCATAACTATGACCTTGAACATCCCCGAATCTGTCTCTAAATGCAACTTCACCTCCACCAGCGTATCTACGTCGACGAGGGTAAGCTTTAAGAGTTGAAATGTTTTTAATCATACCACCATTATTAAATTCAGATTTAAATAAGAAGTTAGCACGACTTCTAAGCGTTTTAGTTGTAGAATCATCAACAGTAAAATTCGGTTTTTGATTCTTCATAAAGTAAACAGAAGCATCTTCAGCCGACATAGCATTGACTTTATCTGTACTAAATTTACTATCTTTAGAAGGTAAATAAGTATCAAGATAATAATCAAATTGAGATTCTAAACTATCTTTACGTTTATTAGTTTTAAGATAAGATTGATAACTACCATAAGTATAATTAGGATCTTCAACCCAATTAGTTTTAGGTTTACCTTTATCTTTCTTATCATCCCACTTACGTAGATTCTCAAAACTAAATAAACCATGATTAACAATTCTATTATCACCTTTAGCAGTAGCTCTTTGAGTTTTATTAAATGAAAATAGATCATCAATCGAATCATTTAATGTCTCACCATAAACCATAGACATTAAACCAGTAGCGGCTGCATGATTAAGACCACGCTTCTTAGCATAATTGTAAAAATCACGCATACGTTTAATAACACCATCATCAGCTAGTTGTTGAGGTGTAAAGACTTTAGTATTGTAACCTTTAGTACCAACACCAGTCTCTGCTATATACTTAACAATTTCACGAGCAGGTGCACCGACTTGATAAAGAGAATCAATCTTATGAATCTCAGGACGACCTATAAGACCTTTAGTATTACTTTCTTTATCAAGAGCTTGAATAGCTAAACCTAGAGATCTATTATTAATATCTTTACTTTGATGATACTTAGTAAAAATATCAATAAGAAGATGTCTAGCTTGAGCATCATCAGCGACCTTAGTACGTTTATATTTATTTGGCATACTAATAGTATTTGCAGAGTGTTGCTCCTTACCACAAGCTCTTTCCCTACCGGGGTCTGGAGATCGTTAAAGAGCAACACTAATTATAAACGAGTATCTTTATCAATCATAACTTCAATATTAGTAAGTCTTAAATCAAGTTGAGTAGCATCAGGATATTTAGTAATATCATCTACATAATCATCAGCTTCTTGACTAAAGAACTTATTCTCATATATCATAGTTATATAAGTCCAAGCATTATGAAACTTAGCAATATCATACCAAGGCTTTTGATATTTAGCTGAAAGTTCAATAAGAGTGTCAATAGCATCTTTATCCATAAAATTAATAAGATTAGGATTAGGATTCCATTGACCATGATCATTTTCAACGAAGTCTTCAATACGATTCCAAAGATAACGACCAGCTTTATATTTAAGAGTTTCATTATCCCACCAAATAGGACTAACACTCATAGGCATAAGACCTGTACATTGAACATCAGTATGAAACATCAACCAATCAATAGTTTTATTATAAAGATAACGTATATTATCTTCATTATTCATAAGACCATTAATAAGCTGACTACGCCATTCAATATGCTTAAAGAGTTTACTTATAGTAGGCTCGGTAGCATAAATGAATTGAACAACACTAGGATGAATAACATCATCAAAGTAAATACCTTTATTCTTAGCATCAGTCTTAAAAAGAGAACCTTTAGTTATATAGAAGATTCCATGCCGGTTAATGTATGAATAATCTCCGATATACGAGTGAAAAGACGTCCATAAGTTAGTCTTTAATGAGTAAGAAATAGAATAAGACTTATACAAGTCAATAGCACCGTTTTTATCTATAATCTTATTAGTGAATATAAATCTTTGGTGCATTTCATCGTATGTAAAGAAACATCCACTATGCGACAATGGATTAGTAGCATTAGCGTAAATATGCTCTTTAAACCATTCTTTGAAGCCTAAATCGGACAATTCGCTTACACTTTGGTCGTTCTTAACAAGATAAATCTCACCTTTTTCGACATCACAAACAAGATAACCACGATGCGTAATAATAGCACTAAAACGATTGTTACAACCAATTTTACCAGTAGTGCTATAAATAATTTCTTTAGGTTCACGTTGAAACAAATCAGAAGTACCTACATAAGTTGTATTTTCATCATTGTTACCTAGAGTATCTTTAATGGCGGCTACAAGTAATGTGTATTGTTGTTGAATATATAAAGCAATATCATCAGACAGAACATTCTCGATAGCACCTTTTTGAATTGAAACATCTTTATAAGCATCAGCTTTATATCGACGCCAACCAATATCAGTAGATTCACTAGGATTAACATCTGAACGTATAATGCGAGAAGGAAAGGTTTTAATATCATCAATCTTTTTAATAATAACAGCATCTTTAAAACCATCCCAATTCATAGAAGTCTCATAGCACTTACCATCCTCAGTATTCCAAAAGTTATCAATAGGATAACTAACATGACCTAAGTTATCAGCTTCTTGATAGTAATTATTCTTAGGAGCCCAACGAATAGCTTTTTCAATATCATTCTCAGTAGTATTGGAAATATTACGTTCAAATATCTTATAAGCACTACTATTAACTCCAAGTCCATCATGACGACATTGAAGATTCATACGACTAAATATAAAATAACTAATGATAATTCTATGACAATTGGCAATAGTAGCACCAGCCCCTTCATGTTGGAAACCAGCAGCAGGAGCAACACAGCGTTGACTTATAAATGCAACAAATGTATCACCTTTGAGATATTGAGCTTTTGTAGTAGCAGTATATGTTACGGGATGATATTCAACTCTAACAATGGGAGATATACAAGAAAGATTCTGAGCATAAACGTCAATAGTCTTGAATATATCATCTGCATTACGATCATGATAGTAACAATCTATAATAGCACGGTTATTTTCAATAATAGAATACCATTGAAATCTTGCAACAGTTCTATCATCTTTATGAGTATTTGAATTATCATCACCTTTCCACTCACCAGCAGCAGAATAATCTTTACATATCTTGTTATATTCAAATCCGGGATCTAGTAAGTCACCATTGCTATAAGTAATAGTAACACGTTGATAACTTTTATTATTCCATGCATTCGGATAGTATTTACTATCAAACATAGCGTTATCATCGAGACCATCATTTTTACTAAATTTATAACTAGAATCAGCAGCTATATTTGAAACAGCTGAATTATTATTAGCAATAAATTCAGGTTTAATAGTAGGTCCATTAAGTCTACTATTAACAATAAGTGAATCAGAAAGAAGAACTGATTGAATCAAATCACCACCTTCATCCCATAAATCAGAACCATCTCCTTTTTCATTTTTAGTATCATTTTTCTGACGATTAAAACAATGCGCCCAAGTCATACGTTCATAAGCACTACGAACACTATAAGCTTTAACTTGCGGCATAGTCTTCTTTTCAATTAGATATTCAAGAGGATATAATCTATATCTATCACGAGAAGCAAAAGCACCTTTATAGTTATTACCAACTACATTAGAATAAGCTAAATCTCGAACAACAAGTGATTGACAACACCAATTACTATTGGAACTATTAGGTTGCGCCATGTAAACAACCCAAGATTTAATTTGTTTACGAGCAATAACTCCAACTTCTTCAAGACCATCAGCGGTTTCAATTTTAGTAGTATCTTTAAATAGTTTAGAAAAGAAATCTGTAGGATCGAATTTAAATCTAAACATACGATGTTTAACAGCACCATCCCTACCGGTCATATTGAAATTAGAAGTCTTGAAATAATAACTACTCTTTTGAGTATTATAAATAGGATAAACATTAATAAGTTTACCTTTATAATCAATAAGACCTAAATATAAGAAGTAATATTCATTATCTTTGATACAAGTATCATTAGAAAGATCTTTCTTTTCAAAATCGCCTTTATCACCAACAGATTTGAATAATTCTTCTTTAATTTTGATATTACCAGTACCATTAAGACCATTAGCAGTACATAAATTTTTATCTTTGATATGTTTGTCAAGACCAGTAATATCATTCATACTAACATTAGCACGAATAAGCTGTGAATTAAAATTAGTATGAGCTTGATCTTTAATATATGAAATATTACCAATTACAATATCATTAAGAGTAACTGTGTTTAAACTATTGATACCACTGATATAAACAGTTGTACTATTTTTACCTTTAATATCAATATTTTCATACTCGTAAGCTTTCTCTTCATCTTCACCTTTATAGATAATACCAAGTTTACATTCATCAAACTGAGAATCTATATTAGTAATATCAATTTGAAACTTACGAGACGTAAGCTGACCAGCTTTAATACTTTCATTGTATTTAGGTGCAGCAAAGTATGTAGGAGATAGCAAAGAATAGTCAGTATAATCTCCGGTTTTAAGTTTATATGCAACAGCAAATTGATATGAGCCTGCAAGTAAACCACCACCATCAATAGACTGAACTGTTAATGTAGGATATTCAACATCAGGTATAAGATTCAATAGTTTCTCTTTAGTTAAATCAGTACCTAAGCTGTAAATAGTCGTAGTATCATCAGAATAGTCTTTTGCAAGATTATAGTCATCACAAAAGGTATTAAGATTCATCAAACGAGTTTCATTAGCAGCAGTCGAATTACCTTCTGTAAAAGTAATAATCAGATGATTATTTTTGTTATAAGAATAAGCACCAGTAATAGGACGATCTTCACTAAAGTTTAAAACTGTACTATCGCCAACCAGAGGAGCTTTATAAATAACATCTGAATACTTTATATCACCTTCAATAGTTTCATCACTATGCCATATAATATAGTCTCCGTCAGGTACACTAGGATTAGCACCGTTTCTATTAACAAAAAAAAGCACCACTCCAACGGGAATCGGAATGGTGCCAATACACTGACCATAATCAGAATAATCATGATGTTTCTCAAATCCATTTTCATTGATAAGAGTCTCACCATCCTCGTTATATAGAACATTAAGTGCATAAGACTTAGTATCACTATTGACTAATGACGGATTTGCGTTAGGGTAAAGACCTGCGTTTACTTTCATAGCCGTTCACATAATGATTTTTCATATTTAAGAAGTTTAATAACGACCTACTACAATCATCACGTTTATCTTTAGTAAGTCTATTACAAGCATTGCGAACTTTAATTTTAACATTATCGTAAGCAAGTGCCGGATTAGTATAAGGATTACTATCTCTAAGATTTAAAACTGGATGCCTGTAATTACGTTGAAGAATACGCATCATAACAAAGTTCTTTAGAGCATCAATAAGAACATCATTATTAGGTATAAGAGGAACATTGATTTTAAGAATCTCGTCAAGTGTCATTGGCAACCCGTGAAATAAGATGCCTAGCGTGCCTTTTCTGACATTCAGATGCAAATACGACCCGTTAATCGAATATGTATATAAACTGCCGGAAATCGTCTGTATGAAGTCAAAAACGACATTTTCTGTAAGGTTTACTCCTATCGGGAATGAAACGGCGAGCGGTATATAATTTCCATCATCATGCTCAAATGGAGCAGGATTAGTAGTAAAATCCGCACGTTTACCATTAATTGTAACAAGACGTATATTCTCACAACCCTCTGGAATCTCACAACGATACTCATCAAAGTCGATAACTTTACCAACATTAATAAGATGTTGTTGAATATTTAAATCAGCAAGAGCTTCACATATCCAAGTAGGAATACGAGTCATAAAGTCCATAGAATGAACATCATAATCTTCTATAATCCTATGAATAACAACACTAGAACTAATCAAGTTTTGGTCTAATGTATTCATCTACTTCATTGTTTTTAATACGTTCTCTTTTGCTTTTAGTAGGCGGATACCTATCCATAATAGTTTTATCATGTTCAATCATGTATTTGAGTTTAGCATCAAATGCAAGATTATCCGCTTTAATAACTTCTTCTATAGATTTATGCCTAAGCACCTTATCGCTAGTCATAATGTTTACATGACAATGATTAGGTTTAAATTTATAGAATATTTGATTAGGTACAACATCAACACCCATATTATGACGTATCCATTTACAAAACCAATAATACGGATTATCAGATTTAACGTGCCAATTCTTACCATAAGGATTAAGAAAACTCTTAACTTCGATACCAGCAGCAATCATCTCATCTCTAAGACGAAACGAAGCAGCCCAATCAACAGATTCTCTAGCAACAGCACGTTGAACTTGAAATTTACCAATGTAAGTACCTAAAGAAACACTATCACCACGAATAAGATTCTCAATTAGAGACTTATTAAGACCTCTCTGTATTTGATTAAATATCGGATAAGGAATACGACACATCCAATCGTAATATCTAATAATAGCAAGAAGTTTAGGAATACGAATAGTAGATAGATAAACAAAACGATTGAACGTAATACGAAGAGATACCGCTTTAGCTTCGTCACTCCAATTAAGTTTACGTAAGAGCTTAACGCCTTTAACTCGTTTACCTAAAATAAGATCATCAATAATCTCTTTAGTTATTCCATTCGATTCAAGAAGATTCAGATTAGCATAACAGATATTAGCTAGATTGTTACGTCTAACATAAATATTATGAAGATCAGTACTTAATTTCTCGATAGTATTATAACATTGTTCGAGATAGTCGTGGTAATAGTGCATGGATTCCATATAGTTTATTCTACTTTATTATGGATTAAACGTTGAGTACCATTAGGATCATTAGGAGCATAAGTTGCATCACTAATAATCTTAACTTCGTGTTCTGTAGGCTTAATACCAAATTCAGTTCTAAGAACCTCATAAGTTATACGTTCTATCATATCAGCAGGAAGTGGAAGTTCAATATCTTGACCATCATCTTCCATATACATAGTGATAACCTCAGCAGGATTTTCAGCTACATACACGATTGTTACAAACTTATAATTTTTAGCATCAATCTCAAAGTTTTTGAGAGTATTTTTGATAATAATTTTAAGTTTACTATTAACAATTTGATACACTCCCCAAACCCCAGTAGGGGAATAGACTGTGGTAAGGAGCGGAACTACGCTATTATTAGCGTACTTATATGTAATAAGACTCCCATCATCATGTTGAGTATAAACATGAAGAAAAGGTGCATCATTAGGCATACGTAAAGGTATAGGAACTCGATGCTCAGTAGTAAGAACCATATCTTTAGCACCAATTCCCGCATATGTGTTTTCTATATCGGTAAGCGGAACGCAGATAAGAGGAACATTAAAGCTAACTTTAAGCACCTCATCTACACCATTGCGCTCAATACTCTGACGAATAAAAGTAGCAAAGAGTGCCTTACAAGCATCTTTAGCTCTCTCTTGAATGCTATGATCACCGGGCTTACCTAATATATTAGAAATCTTACTTCCTAATTGATTAAGTGTTGCCATAATAATACATTAAACAATTCGCCAAGATTTATTAGTAGTAATACCAAGCTCCTTAGTTTCACCTCTAGGGATAAATTTAAGAAGATTAGTGGACAATTCAAGTTCAGGAGTATTAGAACCACCTATAATCATAATAGGACGATTCTTAACGGGAACAACCCCGTGCCACGGACCAGCATTAGTATACCGGTTAGTAACTCTAATAACGTTCTTTTGATTTTTGAAACCTCTACCACACCTTGATGGCAGACTAGTTCTTGCGTAAATAACAGTCATGGTATTTTAGTTTTTAATGGTATCTTCTGTCGCATCTATAACCATAGTCATATTGCGAGAAATACGATTGTGATTTTTCCAGAATGTTTGCATCATTTCAGCGTCAGGTTCAAAGTCAAGCTCGAACTCAGCACTAAGAAAGCCAATAGGCATATCAGTTTTCAAGTCACGAATAAGAATGCTAATAGCAGTATTACATCCACGTGAACGAAGATCTCCAACATACATATTAGAATGATACTTTGTCAAAGCACTCATACGGAAAATGTACTTACTATCTCTGTATAAGCGTAGAATAGTATAAGGCATAATAGAAGTAAGAACATTCTTATAACGATTCTTATAAGGATCTGTAATACTAATATCGTAATCTTCTGCGATAACAGTAAACTTATCCATATTAATACCATTACAGAACTTACCACCATTATGAAAGTATGCAATGTAAACACCTTTAGCATTAAGAGATTCTCTAATGTTTGAGGCTATTTTATCGAGTTGCATCCAACATTCTGCTTTAGATGCAAGAAGATTAGTAACAATCTTACGTCTCTTCTTAGCAATCCATTCTTTTACGAAGACAACACCAATAGATGAAACAATAACACCAATCAAGTTCAATATAGCAATAAAAATACCACTCATTACACAACGTGTTTTATAATTCATACTTGCGTGTTTGAATAAGTTGCTATAAACAAAAAAATCCGACTACCAGCGGAACCAGTAGTCGGATTAGGAATAATTAAAATTGCCTTGATATAAATAACACCTGCGACCAAAACTAATTAGATGAATCTCTGCCAAGGCACTTCATCGTCTTGAGCTTTAATATCAGCTAACCATCTTTGGAAAGCAATACCTTCGTAACCGTCGGGATCACTAATGTAAAGATAAGCATACATAGCACATTCATGATGTTCGGTAAACAAACGACCATAGAAATCTGCGTAAGCCATATTCATTACATACATAACATCATACCAGTTAGCATTATGGAGATCATTCATCTTGTATTTGTGCCAAATAGATTTGACTTCATCAAGATTATAATGATGAGTAGTACCATTACGATTCTCCATACGTTCAACAGCCCATTCACATAGGTCTTTAGTAAAATGTTTTCCGTAGAGTTCTTTATACCTTCGACAATCCCTCTTTCTTACATCTTCACTTTCGTGTGGCATATCACTATGCTCATGCGGGTCTTTCATCATGACTTACATTATTTTTAAGAGAGTTATCAATTTCACGTTTAAGATTTTGAAAAGCAGTAGCTTCGAACTCAAAACCAAATAGATTCACAGAACCTTTAGCAGTAGCTTTAGAAATAGCTGCATCAAGATAGCTATTAACTACTTTAGGAATCTGCTCATCAGGTATGAACTTAGATAACTTAGCCAACTGAGGCTTAATAATATAATCAAGTGTAGGCTCTATAATAAAATCTAATTCATTCAGAAGATTATAAGTAGAAAGGTCTAAACCAAAAACACTACCCATAAACTTTCCGATACCAGAAGTAACAGGAATCTTAATCCCACCTCCAATAGTTTTAACGATTGGTGTTAGCCATTTACCAATAGCTACTGCAACAAGTTCTGCGTTAGTCATACCACTTCAAGATTAAGCGTTTGCTGTAGAAGTGATAGGAGCGTTAGGATCAGGTACAGCCGGACCAGCAGTACGAGTCGCTAACTCAACAACCGGACAAATCTCCGCAGCATTGATCTTTTTGATGTACTTAACGAAATTGCAATTTGCATAATCAACAATTCGTTCATCAGCAGATTCTCTACGTTCAGCTTCAATAGCAATAGCAGCTTTGAAATCGTGACGAACATCACTGAACTCACGAGCGACTTCTTTCTTGAAGTTTTCAATATCCTGTTTGTTAAGTGCAGATTCCTTATCCAAACGAGCAAGAATTTCAAATATAATCTTGTCGTTAGCTTGACGAGTTTCACGTTCTTCTTTGATTAAAGCTAAAGCTTCTTTAAACGTGTTTATACCTACATTATCGGCATAACGTTCAGACTTCTCTTTAGCAAGTTCAGCCATAAGACCAGAAACTAATTGAGTTTCAGCAACAGCAGTAGCTCCGGCAGCAACCGAACCATTACCGTTACCTAACCAATTTCTCAATCCAAGTCCTGCAAAAGCAGCAAGACCTAAAGAACCTGCAACAGTGTTGTAGTTAATTTGTCCTTTCGGAACTTTAACACCAGTTTCGTTTTCAGTATTCATAGCATTAATTTGTTTTAATGCACCTCGACATTGAGATGCACAACAAATATATTACTATTAGTACTGATAACAATGAAATGATTTATAACATGAACATTAATACTCAATAGTTGAACATTATATTCAACATTTCTTCTTAGCGATAGCTTCGTCAATCTTTGCATTAATAGAGGGAACACTAATGTAATTCATAAAAGTTACATAACCAATATGATATACGTCAGCAATTTTGTTCTTCCAAATCCAACGATAACTTCTATCATCATTGATATAAGTTTTAGCAATCTCTTGAATATCTCTAATTAATAAGGGCTTATTCAAATTAGTATAAGTCACAGGTGTCATACCTAAAGGAATTTAAATCATTAATAGAACGTTTAGTTGATGATTTAAGCGAGCAATGATTTTCCTTGATATGACAAAAGGGAGTACTACGCAATTTAGCAGTAGCACTTCTTTAGTCCGCGATCATACGCTTTTAGAATCAGCAAAATGCCGTTTTATAGCTTTGAATATAGGTTTGATAATTAAATCATACCCAAAGGTACATATCAGAAAAGATAGCAGCACCGTTTCCAATGAAGCATCTAATTTGTATAAGTAAAGCACCATAATTGCAACACCTACGATTAAGCTAACAAGAGACTTGAAGTATCTCGGTAGTTTCTTTTTAGTAATCTTAGTGATAATCTCATTAATGCCATAAGTAGTTAAAAGCACAATGGCAATAAACGCAAAACTTATAGAATTAAAAAGATTAAAAATAATTGTTTCTTCCATAGTTTAAATATCTGTATATACAACAAAAGGTCTAATAAGCACATTAGTACCTATTAGACCTATAATCAAATTAACAGACGACTTACGAAATAGTCCAAGCGGTATTCGTAGTAATCGTTATCTGTTTAGTTTCTCCCGCAGCAGCGAAAGTCAATTGAGTCGGAGATATAGACAGAGTAGCATCACCGGCGGCTTGAGTTACAGTATATTTATGACCATTTACGGTAATATTACCGGTACGAGTGTTAACCGTCGGGTTAGCAGCAGCAGTAAACGTAATTTCGAAAGCGTAAACATCATCTGCTCCCGGATCACCTTCAATCTCAGCACCAGAATTATATTCTTTCTCATTTACGACCAATTTACCGACAGTCAACCAAGAAGAAGCGTCAGAATTAACAGCAAACGTGATAGAAGCTAAGTTGGAGTTACCAGTGAACTTCTTAGCTTCACCCGTTTTAACGAAAGCCAACGATTGAGTAGTAACATCCCAAATCGTAGAACCTTCCTGCTGCAAAGTAACGTCTTCAGTCAAATCTTCAACAGCAACGGTAATCAAACCAGAACGTCCGTTACGACCTTTATAAACCGGAGCAGTAACATCTACTTGAGAGTTACCAGTTCCCTCAACAGCACTCAAAGTGATCCAACTCGGTTTAGCTTTCAAAGCATATCCGGCACGCATAACAGGTGCACCAACTCCATCAACCAAACCCCCAATTTCAACAGCAGTTGCTCTTTCATTCAAAGCAGAATCTCCAATCATAATGATAAAAATTTAATTATTCGTAAAAAAGTTTGAAGTTCCGCACGCCCCACAAGCTATTCCCCTACTGGGGTCTGCAAAGCGTAGCGGAACATTTAAAAGTTTAAGAAACAGTCCAATTAACATTAGAAGTTACTTTGACAGTTTGTGTACCACCAGCAGCTTCAAACGTTAGACTAGTTTTATCAAGATTCAAATAAGAATCTTGTTCAAACGTTGCAGTGTAAGTAGCATTTCCAGTAACAGTAACAGTTCTGCTAGCATTTGTATTACCATCACTCCATTTAACAAAGTGATAACCGGGAGAAGCCGTAGCTTTTAATGTAGCAGTTGCACCATAATTGTAAGTACCACTTCCACTAACAGTACCACCTGCACCCGCAGTTACAGTCAGTGTATAACTGTTAATTTGCCATACAGCATAGTAAGTAACATTACCAGTAACTTTGGTAGTTGTGCTTACATTAACAGAACCACTAGCTGACGTAGACCACCCCTTAAAAGTATATCCAGTTCTTGTAGCAGTAGGAAGAGTTCCTAAAGCGTCATTGTAATGGAATGAACTACTAGACTTGCTAGGAGTACCACCATTACCATTCCAAGTAACTGTATAGTTCTTATAAGTTGCAGTCCATCTAGCGTACCAAGTCTTATTAGAAGTAACCTTAGTTGTCGTAGTTAATTTAGTACCACCAGTGGCGGCAGCAGTATCGAACCAACCTGCGAACGCATACGTATAAGTATTATCCGCAGCTCTTGAACAAGTAGGTAACGTTCCAATAGCTTCATTATAATTCTTAGTTATAGATGAAGAAGAAGGAGTACTACCACCATTAGCGTTAAATGTAAAGGTGTACCTATTAACAGCTCTTGTCACATAAGCATAATAAGTAGCAGCACCTGTTACACTCGGTGTTTCTAAAGTTAATGAAGAACCAACCTTAGTTCCACCACCGTTAGCAGCAGTATACCAGCCTTGGAAAGTATAAGTGTACTGAGCATCATTTGAAGGCATAGTCAAAGTACAAGAGCCTTTCGACCCATAAGCAACAGATTGACTAGTCCTATTCAAAGATCCGTATGTTGTTTGATAACCTATTGTATAACTCCGTCTAGTTGCAGTCCAATGTGCATATATTGTAGTATTACCTGCACCCATTGTCGTATTAGCAGTAACTTGCGTTCCACCACTAGCAGCAGTGTACCAACCTGCAAATGCATAGGTGTATTCAGCATTAGAAGACTTCGTAGGCGTCGGCAAAGTACCATAAGCACTTCCATATTGAATGCTCTTAGAAGCAGGACTTACTGCATTACCACCATTAACATTATAGGTTAAAGTATAACTATTAATAGACCATTGAGCATAATAGGTAACAGTACCAGTTATCTTAGTAGTAGATGAAATTTTCGTACCACCACTAGATGCTGTGTACCAACCGAGGAATGTATAACCTGTCCTAGAACAAGTCGGAAGAGTACCTAATTCTGAACCATACGTTTTAGTAATAGTTGATGGGCTAGGAGTACCACCACCGTTACCATTGAATGTTGCAGTGTAACTTCTAGGAGTAGCAGTCCACTGAGCATAATAAGTAACGTTTTTTGTTACAGTAGTAGATGCAGATACTTGAGTACCACCGGTTGCAGCTGTAAACCAACCCTTAAATGTATAAGTATATTGAACATCAGCAGCTCTTGTCGGAGTAGGTAATGTGCCTAAAGTAGAACCATGAGTCTTAGTAGTTGACGTAGGACTTACAGAACCACCATTAGGATTCCAAGTTACAGTATATGACTTGAGAACAAATACCGGAGTAATATGAGTATTGGCAGTAATGTTAGAAACTGTCAGAGGATTAGCAGTAGAGCCATTAGACCACTTGCTAAAGTTATAGCCAGTACTTGGAGTAGCTGTCCAAATAGCAGAACCACCATATTCTACACTAGACTTATTAACGCTCGCTGTACCACCAGTTGAATTAGCGGTAGTAGTTGTGAAAGTCTTAATTGTAAACTTAGCAGTTAAGCTGATATTGGCAGTAACAGCAAATGTATATGAAGCATTGCTAGATACTTTAGTTGTTCCATTGTACCAACCAGCAAAATTATAAGCAGCCTTAGGAGTTGCAACTACAGTAGCATTAGCACCGTGTTCTACAGTTTGACCAGCAGGACTTACAGTACCTTTATTTATATCCTCAGAAGTTGCATTAACAATGTAGCTCTTAATCTTATATTTAGCAACAAGAGTTCTATTAGCCGTTAAAGTAACAGCAAAAGAAAGACTTGTAGAAACAAGATTAGAACCTTCATACCAACCAACAAAATCATACCCAGTTGGAGCAGCTTTAGCAGTTAATGTGACACTAGTATCACGATAATAAGTTCCTTCTTTAACTCCACCTGTAGCAGATGAACCAATAGAACAATCACCAACATTTGTGATAGTAGTTCCTGAACTATTGGTAGTTGAAGAAGAAATCTTAATAGTAAACTTATCAGCTTCCGTTTGAGTACAATTAATAGTTTTCGTAATACCGCTGACTGAAACAGTAACAATGGTTGTTCTGCTTGCACCGGTATTCTTACTTGCAGTTAAACCAACCGTTTTATTACCCGTACCACTCTTAGCGGCAGGGGTAAGCCAAGAAGCAATAGCCATCTTAGTACCCTCCCCCTAATTATGAAACCGTCCATTTGACGTTAGAAGTAACATTAACAGTTTGAGTTCCACCAGCAGCATTGAAAGTAAGAGAAGTCTTATCTAATTCGAGATATGGATCTTGAGTAAACTTAGCAATGTAAGTCTTATCCGCGTCAATAGTAACACTTAGAGTTACATCGTCAGAAACCTTAACTCCATCTTTCCACCAACCGCCAAAGCTATAACCCTCAGTAGCTGTAGCATGAATAGTAGCAACAGTACCATCCTCAAATTCAGCAGTTTCAACTCCCAAATTAGATTCTTTATTGATACCAACACCACCTTGAGCTACACCTTCATCTTCGGTTTTAACTGTAAGTGTATAACGTGTGGGTTCAAGAATAAGATCACATTCAATAGTAATCTTAATGTTTTTCTCAACCACAAAGCTATACTGATTGTTACTGTTAAGAGTGATTTTAACACCATCAACAAGCACTTTATTCAAAGTATAACCCAGACTTACATTAACTTTAATCGTACAAGTATCACCATCATTATAAGTACCAGCACCTTCCATTGTAGCACTTCCATTAGGAATAGCTTCATAGGTAACTTGGAATTTATCAGGAGCATCAACTTCAAAACGAGCTTCAATAGATTTAGAGTCATTCATGACAATATCACGTGAAGTAGTCGAGGGCGCACCCGAATCAGTCCATTCCTTAAAATGATAGCCGCTATCTGCTAATGCTTCTACAGAAACGGTAGTTCCGTCAACAATATTAGAGTAAGTCTTTGTGCCACTATAATAGTCGCTCCAATTTCCATTGATCTTTGCTCGACATTTACCACCCGTTCCAGCAGTAAGAGTTAGCGTTCGCATGATTACTTGGTCGAACGTAGCAATATGCGTTGCATTCGTTCCGGTTTTAACAGTGAATGTTGCAGGATTATCTGAAACCTTTGCACCACTTGTATTCCACTCTCTGAACTTGTAATTGCCAACCGCACGAGCTTCAACTGAATAAATCGAACCTACAGCAGTTTTAAACGTATGTTCGGAAGTAGACCAATTAGACCAAGAACCATCACCTATACGATAACGAGTTTCATTAGTTCCATCAGAACCTACCGTAATAGTAACTTCTTCCAGTGGAATCTCTACGAACGTACAAGAGAAATCTACATTCTCAGTGATAACCTTTGAATAAGGATTAGAGTTAGAAGTAGTTCCACCAATATTCCATTGTTCAAAAGAATAACCGCTATTAGGAACACCTAATACTTCAATTGTCTCACCGTCAGTAACACTAATGTTAGAATGCGAAGATGCAGCTTCTGAATATTCACCAGAGCCAATCTTATATTTACATTTACCATTAGAACCAGCAGTGATATTAACAATATGAGTTTCAGGTGGAATGTAAGTTTCCTTAAAATAAGCAGTATAAACTTTGCGATGCAGACCTTCTTCAACAATGATATTGTTTTCATTATTAGGAAGATTAGCACCAGTAGGAGTTACCCACTTTTCAAATTCATAACCGCCGTTAGCTTTACCAGCAATAGTGACAATAGTCTTTTCCGGAGCAGTGACTTCGTGTTTTTCTGCCCATTGAGACCAAGCATCATTAATATCTTTATATCGAACTAAACCATTCGCATCAGCCACGATACTAAATGTGAAATAACGAATAGCTTCTTTAAAGTTTACCGTAATCGTAAGATCTCGCGTAACAACGATGCTATATGTACCATTACTATTATCTACAAGATTACCACCAGAAGCAGTAACTGTATCAACAGCCCAACCCTCAACAGGACTTGGAACAATTATTGCAGTTTGACCGGATTTATAAGTACCGCCACCGCTAACTGAACCTTTATCAGCAGGATTAGTTATAATAGTTACATTGTACTCCTCAATAACAGGAGTATCAAGCTCGAAGTGTGCAGTATAAGTTTCATCTTTCTCAACAACAAGATCATATTGAAGATTAGTAGAAACAATACGATTTAAACTATCAGTCCAATGAGTAAAATGATACCCTTGAATTGCCGCAGCTGTTATAGAATGCCTTGTACCTTTTGGGAATGTTCCGGCACCAACTACATATCCTGCATTAGCCGGATTAGCATTGACATTAATATAGAATTGTTCAATAGGAGCTTCATCCTTTTCAAATACGCCTATCAAATCCATATCTTTCTTAATAGTAAAAGACCAATTAGGACTAATAGACATAATCTCATTAGTATGGAACTCTTTCCAACCTTTAAAGTGATAACCTTGAACAGGTTTAGCATAAAGTTCAACACGACTACCAGCTTCAAATTGGAAACGGAAGCCATCTGAGTTTTCATCAGGAACAATAGCAGAACCACTACATCCAACAATACCACCCTCTTCAGGAGAAGGAACTAAAGTAACTCTATAGTAATCACGTTCGATATGACCAGACTGCATAAAATCTTGAAGATCTTTGATGTAAGTCCAAGCACGAATATATGTATCTTGACAACCACAAGTATTATTTCTAATACCACGACTAGGATGCACATAATTAGCTTTAAGACCAATGCAAACAAGAGTGTCATCAGTCAAAGACTCACTACCAACAATCAACTCTCTATCAATAGCAATAATATTACCATCAGTAGTTAGATTAATTTCGCAACCTTTTTCATCATACATATAGTAACAACCATCAGTACGATGATAGAAGAATCGAACGTTATGCTCACGCTTAGGAAATGTACCAAGAGGAAGAACTTGTTTTAACTTGACAATTTTAATATTACATTCCATAGCATTAAGTTTAAACAAATATAACTACGCAGAACCGTTAAGCACTGCGTAGTTTTCCAAGCAACTTTAGTCAGTTGCAGTATTCAGAGAAATGGCATTATCGCCGGAACCTTTAGCTAAAATCTTAATAGCTTCAAGTTTATTTACAACAGCATCGATCACAGCTTCCGTACCAACAATAATTTGGAATTTGCGAGGACTATTGTTATCAGCGGCAATCTCAGGGAATTGATTAAACTCAGCCGTAGAAATAACAAGATAAGCGACTTTACTAAAGCCAACTTTCGGGTCACCAATACCCCAAGCTTTCTGCCACTCATCATGAGGATTCCAACCCATGTTAATCAGAGAATAACGAAGGTCTTCATCACTAAGAGCAACATCAGCTAAGAAACCGGATAACTTTGTATGTTCAACGATAATAGTATCATTGGCTTTTTGATCGGCAAGAATACCGAATACGTTCATCGTCAATTTGGTAGGCTTTTTAGCAACAACAGTTATCTGAACAGCACCATCAGCTTTCTCGATAGTAATATCAAACAACTCTTTGTTATAAGCGGTAAGACTAAGGTTTTTCTTAATCTTCTCTACCAACCGATCAATGGTATCAGTAGCATGAATCCGAACAGGTATTTGAACAATCTGAGGATTAGGATTAACCGTCAGACCATGGCGATACTCCTCAGAAGAACAAATTTCAATAGCACCACAGAACTCAGCATCTGCATTATATACAATACCTTCAGCAGGCTTAAGTGCCGGATTCGTAAGACCTTTAAGAATAATAGTTTCTTTCTGATCTTTCTCCGTATATTTACGAACGTTATAAGTGAAGTTAAAAGGATTAATATCCACTCCACGTTGATTCATAAATCCACCGTCCTTAGTAGGAATTGCAGACATAATTACAAACGGCTCAGGTCTACCAGTAGTAGGCAAAGCAGTACCATAAGCAGTACAAATGCCGAGTTGACCGTTAGATAACTTAGTATCAACAGTAACATTATCGACAAATGTTTTTCCGTAACTTACAATTCTCATAGTAACGTTTTATTTTAAAGAATTACTTTCATTTATAGCAATTTGATAACCTTCATCTTTAAGTTTACCAAGAAGCTTCTGTGTAGCAAGGTTAATAATCTCGGTTTTAAACGGAAGTTCAGTAGCAGTATCAGTTACAATATCAAACCTAGTAGGTTGTCTAAGATATGTGATAGCAACATCAGTAATCACAAACGTATCATCCATATCTACTAAAACCCTATTACTTTCTATCGTACATATAGGATGAATGTGTCTATTAAGACGATTGTGATACGTTTGAAGCATATCCCTACGCTGAACATCAGAAACTAAATCCATACCGGCAGATTTGCTCTCTCGCACCTTTGTAATCACTCCGTCAGAAGTGATAACCTCGTATAAGCCCGAATAACGCTTGTAGTCAAATTGTACTAACTTAATAGTATATTTATCTCCAACTACAATTAGCTGTGGCGTATCGAAGTAAAACACTAGTGATTCGGGGTAATACTCGTTATTGTAACGTTCATAAGTCACATTGTAACCTTTTCGCAGCAATATGGAGAGCATATAGTTGATATATTCAAATAGACCTTCTTTACGATAGATCTTAGCAGGATAATGAAACGTAACGGTATCATTACCGATTTGAATAACGAAATCTTCTATATAACCGGGAATAGTTTTAAATAGTTCACTGATATTAACAACGTAAATCCTAGTAGTAACAGATTCAATTGCTCGATAACGTTTAAACTTATCATATATAACACTTGCATTATAAGAGACGCCATGTAGGTAATTCGCAGGCAAAAAAGCGAAGCCTCTATTACCCTCATTTGCTAGAAGGTAAAGAGGACTTCTATATGTAGTCTTTAGCACCTGCAAATCATCGTAATAACGACCAGTCTCTTCAAAGGCTTTAATCTTTTGCGTAAGCAGTACGTCAATAGCTTCATTAAGAGCAATATCAATATACTGCGGACGAATAGATTCTTGCCTATTAGCATTAATCTGCTGAATCTTATCGTTTACAGCAATATGTGCTTCTTTACAACTACTATACATACTGACACTATTTTATTAGTTTATAACCGAAGCTTTATAAGCAGTGAAAAGTTGTGCTTTATATTCAACATTTTCAGGAGCAGCTAAGAAAGCCATAACCCCCTCAATGGAAGAACCAAGAACTACTTCCGGACGCACAGTGTCAAAGTAATTATCACCGTCTTTCGTAATGACTTGAGCGGCGAGTAACTTATAGACTTGCGCCATTGCTTCTACATTCTTGTTATCAAACAGAGAAATAAACGCATCTGCATTCGTTTGAGAAAGTTCAGCTACAGCCGTCTGCAAATCTCCATGTTCCATTTTAATAATCTGTAGAGTATCAGCAGGAGCATTACAGATAAGCATATTTCTAATACGTTTATAAGAAGACTCATCACCTGTGAACAACTGAGCCAACTTAGTAGCAGTATTAACAACAGCTTTAGTCTTAGCATCTTTCATACGCTTAACATCTTCGATGCTATGTAAGTAAAACCGAATGTTAGTAGATTTCTCAACATCTTCCGGTTTATTAGCAACAGTAGAAGTAAGCAGAGCAAGACGCCAAAGAATATAATCTTGCGGCTTAATAGGAGTCATGTACATATACAGATTCTCTTCATGAACCGCAGTACCTTCACCAAAGAGCATAGCATCAAAGATAGCTTTCTCTAATTTATTCGGAGCAACCTCAGTATTAATACTGTTCTTTTTAGCCCAATCAAGAATAGCATCACGTTTAACAGGATCGTTAAGAGAAAACTCCCAACCAGTTTCAAGCTCATAACCTTGAGCGGGAACTTCAACAGTTGAGTTTTTAAGATGCTTCAAAACGAGGTCTTGAAAGTTTACGTTACGGCTATCAGCAGAAGCTCCAATGATCGTAGGAAGTATAGAAGCCATTTCAGCAGTTTTACTAGATAGAGTGAGAACCGCTTTAATGCTCGGACCGAAAATAGTATTGAAAGCACCAATACTTTTCTGATTCACGACTTGAAACATAGTCGGATTCAGCTTTAACGCTAAGGTTATTTTGCGTGAGTATATCATATAGTTTATACTTTAGTAAGTTTATACTTTACAATAATCGTAATGTACGCTTATTCAAAAATCATTTCAGCCCAGAAAGAAGTAGTACCATTAAGCATATTGATACCTTGTGAAGACATAACCTCATAAGTAGCAATATCCTCTCTAGTAGATAACATCTTACTATAAGCACCCCACTCTTTAGGTAGCGGAGTAATACCTTGATAAACACCGTACAAATATTCACGACCCTCTTCACAAACCAACTGAATATTTGCTTCACCACTCGTGTTATCAATAGAGTGATCCAAGAACACCATCGTATAAGAGGTAACAGGGAAGCCACCATACATACGACCATTCTTACGATCCATTTCAGCACGAGAACCGGTATCAAACAAATCTACAACCTTAACAGAAACGGTAGCTCCGGAATAGTGCTTATACTGATTGAAGTATGCACCATAAGAAAGGATACCACCACGACTTTGAATCTCCTCAGAACCTAACTTATCAAAGTAACCATTTCCGATAGCTTCATTCTTAATACACTGTTGGAACATTTTAGAACCACCTTTACCGGTATAAAGAACGATATTTTTGTTACTCAAATCAATATCGTTACGAACTTCAAAGATACGAGAAAGAATCATATCAATAAGCTCGATAGTCATGAATGAGTATTCGAAGTAGTTACCGAATGCGATAAGAATATCACGAACACCAGCACCACGAGGAATAGGTTTATTTGAATGTTTTTCTTGATTGTGAATAACACCGTTAATATCACGGTTGTAAGCAGAGAACCACAAATCCTCTTCTAACAAACGTCTACGCATGAACTCGAACTGACGCATTTCATAAGGCATCCAAAGAGTACCTTTAGAACCATCATCATAATCAAGTTCAAACTCGGTTACAATATTAGCAATGTTACCGGTAATAATTTTGGAGAATCTATGGAAACCAAATTGGTTAGTCATTTCACTCCAAGATTCAGCAGTAGAACGAGAACCAGTAGATAATTCACCGGCAATCGTAGGAGCACCCATACCCCAATATTTACCTCTCTCAAAATTGCTGAGATCAATAAACTCATCAGGATTACCACCAAGGATAATCATTTCATAGATATATCCACCAGAAGCAGTCTGCTCACCATCGGTCTGCATACGAACCATGTGCTTTCCGTCAGGAGTAATAGCAGAATACTGATAAGGAATCCAGTTATCTTGAAACTCCGCTTTGAAAGACATAAACCCTTTACCGGGGGTTTGAGTAGGCGTAATCAAACGCACAATCGGGGAAGTGACAGTAGGTTTCCCCATAATCTTCCACTTATACTGAGTATCACCAGCATTAATAGGTTTCTTACGAGAGATATTCCCTTGACCTTCCGTAAGAGAAAGAAGAGGGAATTGATTACTGTTCCTACCCCAAAGATAAGTAAGAGACTTATTCAAATCGACAGCACCAAGAACATTAAAGTTCAATAGCATATCGGCATCAGAGTAAACCTCTTTGGAATACTGTTTTTTTCCAATTTCTCTAAGCATAGTTACGATAATTATTTATTTGAATCAATAATACCACCCGGAACAATAGGACGTCTATTAGGATTAACTTTAGTACCGCCACCTTGAGTGGATACCTTAACTTTAGGTTTACCACTAGAAGTAATGTTCAAACGACGAACAGCTTCTTGTCGTATAGATGCAGCAGCTAACTGACTAATATCAGCACCTAACAAGTTACGAAGTGCTACCATAGCGAACGTTTCATTATCAGCAAGCATATCAAAAACATCTTTCTGAGCTTGCGTATAGAAATCACCATTAACTTCAACAACAGGAGCTGTTAAATACTTGACAATATCTTTACGAGAAAGAATTTGCTCTTTACCATTAACAGTTCTTTTAACGCCTGCTGTTGGAATTGCAAGACCTCCGATAGTACCTTTATTAACGATCTTATCGTATAAAGAATCAAGAATGTTAAGCACTTTAGCTTTACCATTCTCATCATAGGTAATACCGTAGGCTTTATCAAGAGCCTCTTGAGCAGCTTGATATTCGGCTTCTTGCCTAGCATTTGCGGCTTCAATCTCACGTCTCTGAGCATTAGCAAGATAATCAAGACTTTCTTTAGCAGTTTCAGCTAATACTTTATCAGCTTTAGAAAAACGAATAATACGTTCGATTTGAGCATCAGAAGTACCTTTGCGTTTTTCAGCAGAACGAATAACAGCTTCTAACTGATCATCTGATTTATCTTCAAGGGTCATTGTAGTCCAATCAACATGATTAGCAAAACCCTCAAGAGAACCATACGTTTGTTTGTAAAGAGCAGCTTGATAAATATCCGGATTAGTACGGAAGAAATTGTTGATAGCTTCACTTTCAGCTTGACGTTTAGCAAGCTCTGCAATATCAGCATCACGTTGAGCAAGACCTTCAACAGTCATTTCGTATTGCTTAGGAGTACCATCAGCATTTACCGGAGTTAATCCCGAAATAGCAGAAATAGCAGAAACATCTATAGTTTCCTCTTGAGTTTCAGCAGCAGCAAACTCATCTAACTGAGCTTTAGTGTAAACAATCTCTCCGTCTTTAACGGCATTACCGTCAGCATCAAGATCATACTCAACATCACCATCATCAGTAGTAAGAACAATCTTAGTAGGAGTTTCAGTTTCAGTTTCAGTTTTTTGAGTAGCAGTTCTAGCAGCTTCTTCTTCAGCTTTACGTTTAGCTTCTTCTTCTTCTGCTTTCTTACGTTCTTCTTCTGCTTTAGCAGCTTCTTCTGTTTCTTTAGCAGCTTTAGCAGCTTGTTCAGCAGCTATCTCTTCCGCAGTTTTAGTAGTATTACTATCAGTAACACCACCGGGAACAATAGGATTTGGCATAATGTTTTATCTTTTATAAATTAAGTTATAACAGTGACAAATGTAATAATAATATATGTATTAAAAATGGCATTAGAAATATTATTAGAAACAGCATTAGTACCGCCTATCACACGGCTCTCTGAAATTCCAATTAATTTATGCCATTTTAAGGCTTAAATGAAGACCTCTGACGAACCCAAATTCCAATCGATATAGTTGTTCAATTCGACAAAAATAAGAGCCTACATTAAGACTTCCGTGGCTTATTGGCGTTAATACGATTCATGCGCTTTTGTTCCTCAAACTTGGCACGTTCCAGATTAACTCTATCAATATCTAAGTTTAACTTAGTCATTTTAAGATAATCATCAAGAGTACCACTATTAGATTCATCTTCACTAATATAATCATTACCATTCTTATCTACTTGAAGCTTAGCATCAGTAATAATAATATTAGTAAGATTAGTATCAGCAGCAATAGCTTCCTTAGAATCGCGATCAAGTTGAGCTTGTTCAGCTTCAAATTTACGTTGAGCTTCCGCATTAGCAGCACGAGTTTGTTCAATCTCAGCATCCCACTTCTTCTGAATCTCTTCTTTTTGAAGTTCAAATTGACGTTGAGCTTCGGCAGCTTCTTTAATATATTTGCGTAAAGAAGCAACGTTATGATTACAAACAGCCTCAGCAGCTACATCATAATTTCCGTTTTGAGCAGCACCAAAAGCAATTTCCTCAAGCTTACGTACTTGTTCATTAAGTTCAGCAGAGTTACCAACAAAGATACCTAAATTAGAATTAACAAAGTCAGTACCATTTACACGAACTTGAACAATCTCATTGGTATTTGGATCTACATAAGAACCTTCATAGCCATCAATCCAAGCAATCTTAGCAGCATCAAGATTAGCCATCATATCACGAGAGCGGAAGCAATCAAAGATTTTAAGTGACCACACAGACCCCATTAGAGCCTGATTAAGTCCCATTTCAGTGACAGCTTTACCGGCACGAGCTTGAATATCTCCTGCACGCTGATCGTTCATATTAGCAAGTTCATACGCTTCTTGCTTAATAGATTGCTTAATTTGATTAATAGTATTAAGATAATTAATCATTGTAGTATTAGCAATCTCTTTAATAGCTTGAAGTGATGCTTGCTGTTTAGCTATTTCACTATCATCAAATACAAGAGTACCATCTCGATTAGCTGCATCAAGACGCTCTTCCATAGTCATATCTTTAGTATCAGCTAAGAAACTTTCAGGTATCAATAGCCATGACCGGAATTTACTAATAGTACGTTCCTCAACTAAAGTATAAAGACGATAAAGAGCAAGATAAGGTAATAAGCGATAAGGAATAGGTTTAGGATTATTAAGAAGCATCAAACGACTTAAACCATTATAAGGTAACTTACAATGATTAAGATTATTCACTTCTTCACGTTGAACAATAATAGGTTGAGCTTTAGTATATACACCCCAATCTTTATCACCAAAACGATAAGCTTCCCAACATTGAAGAACCCAAGTATATTCAATATCAATATCACCAAGAGTAGTATCTAAGACATAATCTTCATCAACAATCTTTTGCTCAATCTCACCATAAGCATTGGTATAAGTAAGAACACCACGCTTCATAGGAACCTTAAAAACACAATGACGAGCTTTGAGGACCCCGGTAGAGGGCAAGGAGTGGTACGGAGCAGCATTCTGCGCATCAATCGTAGGATTAAAAGCAATCTCACGAGAACGAAGCATAACAGGAGTAACTATATATTCACCCGTACTTTCATGATTATGAATTATATCTTTGATATAAGCAATATCTCTTTTAGAAAGAACTTCTTGATATTCACCAATTATATCATTGATGTTAATATCAAACTCTCGCATCCCATAATCATCATCTTCAACAAAAAGATTACCACTATCAATTCGATAATACTCAAGAGGAGAAATAATTTCAAAGATAACATCATTGTATCTTACATCACGATAAGAATAAACACTTTCAGTGCAGAACCAATAATAGAAAGCTTGAATATATTTCTCATTAGCTTTAATAAGGGAATTAAGAAGATCAAGAGTTTTCTGACCACGATCAGCTTCTTCATCAATCCAATCCTTAGCAGCTTGTTTCATAAAGTCTTCAGCAGATGGAAGATCTTTAGAAGGCTCACCGGTTTGAACACCGTTAGCATTCATGATGTTTATAAATTGCTGACGAAGAAGACCATCAAGAGCAACACGAAGATCAGCGTTACGTCTAGTGACAACATCAATATCAGCATTATAAACTTGGTAGTTATTATAGGTGTTAATGAACTCTCCTATATATTTCTCTTTAATAGGAGTAATAAAATCAACATCTCTAATCTTACCAGGCAAATCTTCTTTTCTACCATTAACGGAGTTGTAGGTCGCCATTACATACTTGTAAGTAGATTCATCTACAATTCCATTTGCAGCGTCAAGAAAGGCTTTAATATCTGCTTTATCATTATTAGAATGAGCAGTAGCAATAACCCAATCACACATAGCCTTAGTCCAAACAGCTCCACGCTTAGTAGCTTCCGAAGCAAAAACATCAGGCTTTTCTAAAGAATTAGGAATCTTAGAAGCATCCATTTAACGACGATTTAAACGATTTGCAATACGTCTGTCATTATTCTCTGTATTACCTTCAACAAGACGCTTAGTATTTAAAGAGTCTGCAAGAAAGACATACATAGCAACAATAGCAGCACTAATATGGTCGAAGTTACCCTCAGCAGTAAATCTCTGACACTCTAGAAGCAATCGAACACTACTAATAGACTTAAGTCTACGAATAGGTTTACCATCAGCAGTATATGAAAGAGGTTCATAAATAAACTCCTTTAGCATACGAAGACCATTATATTTCTTATCACCATCACCAATCACAATACCATAATCATTATTGTTAGGATTAGTCAATTTACGAGTATTGGCATTGGTTGGGTCAAGCATTAAGTAACGTCTAAGTTTATATTTAATGAAGTTAGAAACAGTCTCACCAGTACCAGCTTCCGGACAACATTCAGCATTATACATAAGACACATACCCATAGTGACTATATCATTTTGCTCCATTGTGTCCAAACGTCCTATATATTCACATACAAGCAGTTTTTGATTTGGATATGGGGTAATAGTATTACTACGCATCCACACTTGTGCAGAATAAAGAGAATGTTTATCTGTTACGTCTTTTTGAGCCTTATCTACCTTATACGCATCCACACTAACAAAATATAAATCTTTAGGCACTTCACCATTTACTAAGAACGGACGATAGTACATTCTAACGCAACCGTGAGTATCATCACGAGAACCATGCGGAACTTGATTAACAAACTCATGGAATCTACCTTTACCAAATATATCACGTTTAATACATTCAGCTTTTGGTATAAATTCAGCTTTATTAGAATTACCTAAATCATTAACAACAATCCAACCGTCTTGAAAGAATCTAGTAGCATTATCATTAATTAAATCTGAAACGTGTAGATTAAGTTCAGGAGAAGCGAACATATTCTCTGTTGTATTAATGAACGCTTCGGCAGGAGTATTAGCACGTTGGGCTTTATAGATTATATGAGTTTCACTATCATTATTATGAAAATGATTCTCTTTATCTTGTTTATCCCAAGCATAAGCCGTGAATATAATTGAATTACCACGTTCAACATAAGGTTCACAATCCCATACTTGTGGAAAGAAGAAACCACATACTTCATGACGTTTATTAATATCCCAAACGTTTTCCATGCAAAGCATCTTATTCATTTTGGGATTATAAAAGGCTTTACTAAATGCAGCCCAGTTAGCACCTTTAGTACCACCCGTACCATAAACACGAATAGTACCAACAGATATAGCACCAGACTCTGTATTAGATAAAGTAACGTCAAGAGCTTTTTGGAGATTAGGACACTTACCAGCTTCCTCGAAGTCAATCTCAATAGCTTTCTTACCTACAGCAGCAGATTCATTCTTACCAATAGCAACACTATAAAGATTAGAAAGCCAACCAAAGTTTTTAAGACCTTTAGTTGATACACGATAACCCATCAGTATATCATCAATAGCTTCTGAAATGTAACCTCTTTTCCAAAACGTATGTTCCTCAAAATGGTCAAGACATTTCTTAGCCATAAACGTAGTAGCACCTTTATCTGTAAGATAAGCTAATTGATCAGCAGCAAGAGTTACCGTAACATTTGGAAATAAGTTAATTGTATTTGCAGCTTGACTACCACGTTTATAGGAGAAACCTTTACGACGAGCTTTAGCCTTAGTAAGATGAAACTTATTATTAGCAATAAACTCATCTATTTTGAAGTTCCAATAGTCACCATCCCAATAACGAGGAAAACCCATAACAGTCTCAACGTATTCAGCACCTTCACGTTTAAGTCTTGCACGTTCTTTATCATTAGGTGTACGTTCAATACGACCATAATTAAGATAAGTATAATGTGCACCGGTTATACGTAAAGGTTGAAGTAAACTTTCACGTTCCTCATCAGTAGTATTAGCATCAAAGAACTTAGGAATATCTTTATAATAAAGTTTAGCTTTAATAAAAACACCTTTCTTACGACGAGATGTTTCTCTTTGCCAAAATGATTCATAAGCCGGAGTACTAGGGTCATAATCACAATAAGTACCATATTCATCAAAAGTATCAGCAGCTTTAGAAAGTCTTTCTATATTAATAACAATAAAGTCAATATTCATAAGAATACCACCAGAGTTACCAATAAGAAAATCATTATCCGGGTCATATAAAGGTTTATTAGTAATATAACTAATACCCTCAGACGCTTTCGGATATTTACTTTTATCTTCACAGAGATAATCTATAAAAGGAATATCTCCACGTTTATAGCCCCATTTATTCTCAGGAGCAGCATTGATGCCATCACAACTATTTTTCCAATAAGCATGAATAAACATAAAGTTATCAATAGCATCTTGTGAAAACTTATATTTACTATTCATAGCTTAATCAATCATATCTATTCCACCACCAACACCATTATCTATATTGTTATGCACATCCATTGAAGCAGCAAGCTCTTTACCACCACGAACGATAGTTTTCTTGAGTTTAGACTTAACGTAATTATCTTCCGCTTCTTTAAGTTCAGCAATAAGTTTAGGTAAGTCTTTACCCATCTTCGTAATCTCACGCATATAACCGAGCATACCACCGATCTCTTCTTTAGTAAAAGAGTCTTTCTTTAGATCATTACGAAGATTCTTATTCATAACAGCCATAAGATCTTTACCAGCTTGAAGAGCATTAACAGTTTCAAAGAACATCTGTCCAACATAATTGATATTATGCTCAACAAGCCAATTGATAGCTTCAATCATATCTTTAGTTGGTCTAAAGTCTGAATTAAGTTGAGCAACTTCAATAGCATAATCAAAAGCCTTTTGATCTTTTAAACCATTACGATGAATATATCCGTCTTCATCAGCATAACAATCAATAAACTTAAATATCTTATACATAAGTTCTCTATCATTATGCCAATCATTATAAATAGTAGCAAGAACAGGAACTTTAAGAATCTGCTCTATATTAAGAATAATTTTAGAACCTTCAACTAACCATACATGTAATGCCATAATCAATAGTTTTATCAGTTTTATTTAGGGCAATAAAAATACCCCCATCAACTTAATGATGAGGGTAAATATAAAATATATATTTGATATAATAAAAGAATTTATAAATAAATATTT